ATTGGATGATGGGGTATTCTCTTGCTGATTTGCTTGGGTTGGGGCTATTAGTTTGGGGTAATTTGGTATAGATGGGATTCGTAGGGGATTAAGGGAATTATAAAAAATCGTAACAATTTTTGTATTTAATCGTAACAAATCGTAACTTAGCGTAACAAATCGTAACACATGAATAACAGAACACCAAATTGCATTTATTGCAATCAAAAAATGGGAAGCCAATCATCTAAAAAAAAATTTTGCTCAGACAAGTGCCGAGTATATTGGCACAGGAAGCATCCTAAAGGGAATACCATTTCTCCAATAGAATTAGCCTTAAAAATAGAAGATATAAATAAAAAGGTATCAGTGGTCTTAAATAGGCAATCTGCCGAAAATGAGCTTAAAAATGATAAATTAGAGCCGCCAGCTGGATTGAGTGGAATTGATTTAGCAATTTGGAAAGCTGAGAATAAAAAATAATTCGTAAATTAGCATAAAATTATACATATGGCACTATCTGTAATGCAAGCTGCACCTATAGAAGATGATGGACCAGGCCCAAAAAAAATTCCTGGAACTGGTTTAACTTTATATCAAGGAGGAATAGAAAAAACACCTACAGGTAGAAGTAATAGTTTTGCTGAATCAGGATTAACACCTGAAGAAATAATTATTTCTGCAAAAACTCATGGTTTGCCTATAAGTTCAAATAAAGAATTTCAAGAAGCTGCAATTAAACAACTTGCATCAACTCCACTTGGTCAAAAACACTTGGCTGATATGGAAAAAGAATTTGGGCAAACAAAAGCTGGTACATTTGCTGATGATTTACTTGGAGCAAGAACTAAATATCTTTTATTAGGTTTAGATAAAGTAAAAGATTATAACAATTACATGGAAAATAAGCCTTTGCTTGAATCTAGTATAACAAAAATTGATCCGAATAAAGGATTTGTTAATAGTGCTAATTATGCTTTTGATTTTGGTAAAGATAAAAAAGCTTATGAAGATTACATGATGAATAAAGTTCCTTCATATGCATCCATGATGGCACAACAAGATAGCGCATCTAAAGGATTATCTCCTAAAGGAGCAAAATTATTAAATGCTATGCAAGTAAAGCAAAGACTTATGGATGATACAGAAGCACAAAAAAATTATTTTAACAAATACGGAGAATTTCCAGTAAAAAATGCTGTTGATACTATACCTGATAAACAAGAAAGATTAAAAGCTTTTTTAAAATTTAGATACGGCAAATAAAAAATAAAATTTATGAAAAAGCCATTAAAGTCAATGAAAAAACAAACCATCGAAGCTGGTGGTGAAAGACATGTTGTTTACGAAAAGCCAAACAATATGGGTAATGGTAAAAAGGGAGATATCATGGTAACGCATCCTGATATTGATCTTGGTAAATGGACAACTATTGATTTAACAGATGTTGATCATAGTATGACAATAGCTGAAGGTGTTGCTGCCGTTAAGAAATGGCACAAAGAACATCCACAAGCTTACGATAAAAATAAGAAGTACAAAGAAATGAAAGGATAATGAACAAGTTAAAAATGATGAAACGAGCAGATGGCTCATATTCACCTCGTGGTTTATGGGATAATATTCGTGCAAATAAAGGAAGTGGTAAAAAACCAACTCCTGAAATGCTAAAACAAGAAAAAAAAATTAAAGCACAAGAAAAAAAATAGTTATGTCTGAAGCTTGGGAAAGAAAAGAAGGCAAAAATCCAGAAGGTGGTCTAAACCAAAAAGGTCGTGATTCATATAATCATGCTCATAGTGGGCATTTAAAGGCTCCAGTAAAAGGTGGAACTAACCCTAGAAGAGTGTCTTTTGCAGCAAGATTTGCTGGAATGAAAGGGCCAATGAAAAAACCTAATGGTGAACCAACAAGGAAAGCTTTAGCATTAAGAGCATGGGGATTTAGAAGTGTTGAATCTGCTCGTAAATTTGCAAATACACATAAGAAGTCATGAGTAAGTTAAGTATAATGATGAGAGTAAAGGAAGATGCACCTAAGGTTGCACCTATCCGTATTGATGATACAGAAATATATGAGCATGGTGAAGATGATGCTACTGCCAAAGGTTTAGAAAATGGAGTAACTCCAACAAATCTAACTGAAAGGGGTAAAAAGTATGCAGAAGAAATTGGAGAGCATGCTAAAGATGCTGGTAAAAAGAAAATAGTTAGTAGTAAAGTAAAAAGAGCTGTTGAAACTGCTACTATTATTGCCAAAAAAGCTGGTATTCCTCACACAACTAATGAATTGCTTAGTACATGGAATATTGGAGATTATGAAGGTAAAAAAGCAGGATCATTTAAAGAAAAAGAATGGGTATCAAGACCAACTGATGCTCCTAAAGGTGGAGAAAGCTTTAATTCATTTAAAGATAGAATGGTAAAAGCTTACAAATATGCTGTGTCTGCACCAAAAACAGAACAAATTATTACTCATAGTAAAGTTACTAGAGCATTTCAAGCTTTAAGAGATAATAAAGGAGTTTGGAATGATAAAACAACTAAAGATTTTTTATCGTTAAAAGGAAATTAACTTGTTTTTTTTCATACGGTTTATGGTTAATAAGCAATCGTTTACCCCCTGAGTTTCTACTTGGGGGTTTTTTTATTCTTATCGTCTATGTCTGTATTACCTATATCATAACCTACCCACGCTGCTACTGCCATTAAAACAAATATAATTATATATATCATAGTTATATTTTAATATCTTTCAAAAAGAAATTTTCCATGATATGGCCAAACTTTAACTATGCCATAATTCATAGCAATCCCTTGATTATAAGCCATTATTTGTTTGTGCATATTTTTTAATTCTTCTCTAAATTCTTCAATGTCTTTATTCCCTTTATAAGATTTACATTCATAACAGCAAGGCATAAGATTATCAAATGAATCTACATTTGGTATCATATAATCCACTTGCATATTTTCTAATGTTATTCTTTGTCCACAATAAGCACAAAGACCATTTAATTCTAACTTTTCAAATACTTTTTGTTTATCTATTTCCATAATTATTCGTTTTCTGGTTCTTCTAATAATTTTCTACCTGCATCTGACAATGGTCTAGAAAATAATCTTACTTTTTTACCTGTTGTTGGATCTTGAAACATTACACCACCATCCATTACTGGGGTAATTTTTATTTCCATAAATCCGTCTGAATTTTCTGTTGCTGCAATTACATGAATTTCATCATTATCAAATTGCATACAAAAATCTGCTCCTTCAAATACGTTTGACATATTATTTTGTTTTATATTTTCTATTGAAATAATCTTGCGGATCTGCATGGAAATCAGCTCCGCATGCCCAACCATCTTTAAATGAATTTACTATTAATTTCTCTTCTTTTTTTAATAATTCCATTGACTCAATCGTATGTAATACATTTGCGTTTAATACTGGATTTACTTTTAATTTTTCTATTAGTTCCTCTATGGGTGTCATGGCATATATTTTATATCTACTATTTTAATTTCTTCTCCTGCTAACATAGCATCTATTGTATCTTCAATCATTTCTCTTTGTTCTGGTGAAAGTAGGGCGACTTTCTCTAAGATTGCAGGTACTGCAAATACATCACTCACAATTTCTTTGCGAATGCCAGCCCTTACTTCATCAGTTATAGATGGGATTGTTACTATATCAGAGAATATCCAGTCAATTTTGTTAATATAATGCTTAAATAACTTTGATCCTGCTGAATCTGGATATTGTCTAATAAAATCTTCAAATTGATCCTTTGCCATTCTCAAATTTTGAATGGCACCAATTATATTTGCTCCTCTCACTTATTAAAATTTAAATGTTTTTCTTCAATCTCTGATAAAAACTCTCTTGCCTTTTCAACTTTATATTGAATCTTTAAAATATCATCTTCACTTCTATCTATGTTAAACATTAATATTCTTTCTTCAATATCAATATCATCAAACTTCATATTTAATTCTAACTTCATTGCTTCTTTCACATATTCAGGACTTTCTTCTGAAATTACATCCATATTTTTAAGCAAATAATATTTCTCTTGTTCTATAATTGAATCAGGAGTATTTACCAAACAATATGCAATAATAGCTTTATTCTTATTTGTAAGCCACATATAGCTTTGCATTTGCCAATAATATAGATTATCTAATTTATCAGGCAAGTTGCCCATAAATGTCCATAAGTCATAACTAGACTTAATATCAATAATACATTCATCAATAATGTCTGGGTGTCCAGAAATGTAATCATTTGTAAATCTTTCTTCATTCTTAAAAAATGGCTTCTTTAAATACAATGATAAAAGATTAATTGACTCTTGTTCCACCTCAACACCTTTTCGCATTTGTTTTGTTTGTATGTCTTTTTTACGGCCATACTTTTCTGCTATATAAACATCTAATAAATGTTTTTGTGCAGTCTTAGAAAGTAATCCAGCTTCTTTGTCAGCCTTAGTTTGAGGCTCAGTTAAAAGGTACCCAATAGATGATGATCTAAATAGAGTTTTTGAAAAGTTCATAGTTATAAGGTGTTTAGTTTTGCAGAATAAGCAGAATATATTAAAGGATCTGTTTTAGCCATTAGTTCCCAAGCTTTCAATTCTTTAACTGATTTACATTCTTTAATAAATTGAATTGCTTTATCGGCTAATGATTGTTTTGACTGAGTCTTAATAATTTCTACTGGCTCTTCATCAGAATCATCATGTAAATGACCTAATGATCTCAATCTTTTTACATTTTCTTTATGGTATTCTTCAACTAATTCTCTAGCAGCATCTAATGCTTTGCCAGCAGAATCGCCTTGATTAAGGGCAAATTCAACACCAATTTTTTCAGAAGAATAATTACCTAAGTTAAAAGTTCTAGTGTAGTTAATAGTTTGTATATGCATAGTTTTGGGTTTTTATTTTACTCTTTGTACTGTAGTTACATCATCAATAACCTTAATTTTAAATTGCTTATGCTGATGTTCTACTTTCTTTTTTAAGTTAGAAACCATAACCATTACAGATGTATATGGATTATCTAATCTAATGTTTTCTCCTAATTTTAGTTCAGCAACCTTACTAGATACTGAATCTGGACTTATACTTCTTGCCATGTTTTATATATTTTTAAACAAAATTAATTTAATTAATTTAATTAAAAAAATAAATTATTAATTTAATTAAATTTTTATTTAAATTATGGTATTTTTATTTACTCATTGTATTGAGTAATTTTACTCAATGTTTACTTATAATATTGTTCACGAAAACGTGAACGTTCACCGGCAGTGAACAAACTATATAGGTGAACAGTTTATAATTTCCTTAATTATCGGAGTATTACTACTTAATTTGTCACATAATTTGTCTACTTTTTTATATAAAAAACGGGACAATTCGTAAAGCATTGCCTTTACTTTATACCAACTTTTGTAAAGATTTACCTTTACTTTATGTTTCCGACATTGATGTCGGGAACATCCCTTATATGTCACATATTTATATAAAATTGTGACATTTATGACAAGTTATTATAATTTAAACACAGCAATTTTTTAGAATTATAATTCCAATTTGCATGAATTTTTCAAAAAATACACATCAAAAAATGCATTTTTAGAAACATATTTCCAATTTATAGCTCAAAAAAGCCGTTTTTTGATTGATAAATCATTTTAATGTGATCGATATAATTAAAAACCCCCTACTTCTTTAAGGCAGGGGGTAAAACTACTAAATCTACTAAACTATGATAACTTCCGTAAAAATACAAATTATTTATTAATAAATTTCTTTTTTACCAAGTTTAACTTAGCTCTATATTCTAAAACTAAGCTTTTTAGCTCATCTCTAGTAGGTCTAACTGTTTGTCTTGCTGTTTCTCTAAGATATTCAACCAATGATCCATTTTCTTTATGTAGCTTATATTCAAATTCTTCAATATTGCCAGTTTTAAAATAGTTGCATTCCATACATTGTGGTCTGCAATTTTGTTCCATCCACCTGGTTCCTAAGTTAGTTCTACCCATAAAGTGTCCACATTGTATTTCAGCTATAGTGTGTTTATTACCACATGTATAACATTCAACTATTCCATTTTTATCTGCATGTTTATTTCGTATATATTGGCTAAAAACATGGTCTAAATCCTGAACCAAATTATTAAAACTTTCAGAATCATCTTCAAATTCTTCCATACGTTTTTGAGTAGAAGCTATAGTAGCACATTGCTTACACATTTTTTTAGAAAAGTGATAATCAATATTACCACAATTAATACAGCGTTTTTTCTTTACAATTATAGTTGAGTTTCTCATATTTTTTCAAGTGCGTTTTTTACATTACACCAATAAAACAATTCATCTGGATCTTTACTTTTTAATTCAATTTCTTTTTGTACATAAGCAATAGCTTCATCTTTTGCTATTATAATTCTATTTTCAAAATCAGTTACTCTATCTTTTAAAAAGAAATTAACATATAACTTAATTGCTTTTGTTTGATATGCTTCCATTATTCTTTTAATTTATGCAATTTGCCATTTATAAATCTAAATTTACCAATATACTTTCCTTCTTTCCATACTTCTATAACCATATCTAATCTCTTAGCCATATCATATATTAATTCTCTATTTTCAATCATAATTGACTTTTAATTATTCTATTTATAATTTCTTTTACTATCTCCCAAATTAATATAATTATGATTATATTCATAGATTATTATTTAAAGATATTTTTAAAATAATGGTTGTTATAATCCATTTCCGTTTTATTAAAACCTACTGGAGCAATACCTTTTTTGCGTTTACCACATTTAACACATCTCCAATCAGCTGAAATATTATATACATATGTACATACATATTTATGATTACATAATAATTGAATAATTTTTTTTAATATTTTTTTCATAGGTTATTTGTTACGTTTAAAAATATATGGTTTTCCACAGTTATCAAAATGAAATCTTTTAATAGCATTTGAACCCCCCGTTTTACCACAAATAGGACAAGTCAATAATTTCTTTGTCTTTTTTAAATTTTTTTTGTGTTCAATGTTAAATATTTTTCCTTTCTTAGCCTCACTCATTTTTTGCTTATGTATTTCAGATTTTGGTTTTCCCTTTTTTGAATTACTTATTTTATTTTTTACATCATCTGTGCAATGGTGGCCAATTAATAAAGGTTTATTCATTCTATTTGCAATTAAATTAGCAGCATGTATTTGACCTTTTTTTAAATGAATTTGATAATGTTCATCAATACTAATACATACTAAATTTTCAATTAAATTATTTTTCCTATTGCCATCGATATGGTGAATTTCATAACTTCTACCATTATTATCAATGGGTTTTTTCCCATATTTTTTAATCCATATTTGTCTATAATTAACCATAATGCAAATATATAGTTTTATTTGTTTTGGTTATATAATCCATCATCCTCATCTTCTTTCATAATGTCTATGATATGTTGCTTTTGGTTATAGGTTTGGTTGTAGTAATAATTTCCGTTATCTTTTTCTTCATCTTCATTAGTATAATCATTTGAGCCAACAACGCAACCAGTGCTATATCCTTTTTCCCAAGCATCTATTATCTGCTTTTTTTCTTTTTCAAGATATTTATTAAATCCTTTATCAAATATTTCATTAGCCATATAAGGATAATTAGCTTTTAATTCATCAAACCATTCTGTTAATGCTGTTTTCATAGTAATAATTTTAACAAAGATAATTAATTTAATTAAAACACAAAATATTTTTTTTAAAATAATTGGGTAAAAAATAAATTTTTTTAATTAAATAATACTTCTTTACTTTGTGCCTTAATCAAAAACTTTATGGAAAAAAAGAATGTAAAAGACCTCATTTTGCTTGAGTTAGAGCAACAAGAAAGGCCACTAGCATGGCTTTCAAGAAAATCAGAAATACCATATGGAACTTTATATGGAATATTAATTCACAGAATTATGAATTTATCAGATGTAAATCTTGCAAAGATAAATAATGCATTAGGAACTGATTTTAATAACGATTAATTATTATAAAATGGCTAAGAGATTTACTGATACTGAAAAATGGAAGAAGCCCTTTATAAGGGGCTTACAAGGGCCTTACAAGCTCCTTTGGCTTTATATATGTGATGACTGTGATCATGCTGGTATTTGGCAGGTAGATTTAGATGTTGCTCAAATAAGAATAGGTGAAAAAATTAATTTAAAAGATGCTATCGAAAGTTTTGAAGATAAGATTATAATTTTTGATAAAGGAAATAAATGGTTCATACCATCTTTTATAGAATTTCAGTACCCATCTGGACTTAATCCAGAAAATAGATCTCATAATTCTGTAATCATATTGCTTGATAAATATAATTTAAGAAAAAAAAATAAGCCCCTTATAAGCCCCTCGGAAGGGCGTAAGGATATGGATATGGTTATGGTTATGGATAAGGATATGGTTAAGGATAAGGTTAAAGAGGCGAAAATTAAATTTTTATGGGAAGGTGAAGATGCGATTAGAATGTGGGATGAATGGAAGGAATATAAATCTCAGCATTTTAAATTCAAGTATAAAACTATTCAAAGTGAACAAGCGGCTTTTGATAATTTAGTGGAATTGTCAGATAAAAATTTAATTGTAGCTAAAGAAATTGTAAAACAATCTATGGCAAATGGGTGGAAGGGATTTTTCTCAGTAAAAACCAATGTAGTTGTAAATTCCCAACAAAAAAGAAGTTCACTTGATGGTAACCAGGATTTTTTAAATTATTCAAAAAGGCTGGAAGAATTAAAAAAATAAAACGATGCAAATTACTATTTTCAAAAACATATTTAGCAAGGAACCACATTTCATAACCGTAGAAAAAGCATTAGAAAGGATTAAACTAGGGGCAAGCAAGGGATTAGTTTTGGATATTAGATTGGCTTTGGATAAGGAAAAAGCTAATAAACTTAAACTTAATCTTCCTTCAATTTGTTTTAGTGGTAGATTTGGTGCAGATAGAAAAGATGAGCAGCTTGTTGAGCATAGTGGATTCATTGTGCTTGATTTTGATGATATTTCTGATTTGAGAGATAAGCAAACTGAAATTATTTCTAAAGATTTTGTTTATGCTTGCTGGGTTAGCCCATCAGGGAATGGATTAAAAGCTTTAGTTAAAATAGCTGATGGTAAAAAACACAGAGAGCATTTCCAATCACTTCAAGAGATATTTCCAGAAATTGACAGAAGCGGAATAAATGTAAGCAGAGTGTGTTATGAAAGCTTTGATCCTGATATTTACATCAATCAAAATGCCACAACTTTCACGAAAGCTAAGAAAATTGAAAAAATAGTAGTTTCAGAAACAGAAAATTTAGATGATTCTGAAAACTTTAGAAGAATACTAAAATGGTTAACAAATAAGAACGATGCTTTTGTAACTGGAGAGAGAAATACTTACATTTTTAAGTTGGCTTCAGCATGTTGTAGGTTTGGAATCAACGAGGAGGCCGCTTTAAGCCTTATTTCGGCCGAATATTTAGTGAGTAATGACTTTACTATGTCGGAGATGAGAAGTGCCGTAAAAAGCGGATATAGGGCAAATAGGGCTATTGCAGGTTCGGCTATTATGCAGAAGGAAAAATTGGTAAACAAAGAAACTAACTATGAAATTGATGTTAAGAAAGAATTTGTAGATGAAAAAGGTGAAAATTATAGGGTAGAAGATGTTGTTTATGGAATTGATGTTAAGGATAAAGCTTTAGGTATTAATCAAAATGGATTTGATAAGGTTATGGGTATTGGTATTAAGGATTTAGATTATCTTTTTAAGCCAAAAAGGGGTGAAATTACATTACTTACTGGTATTGGTAACTATGGTAAAACAGCTTGGCAAAAATCACAATTGCTTAGTAGAATTATCATGTATGGAGAAAAAATTGCTACATTTTCACCTGAAGATACACCAGCTGAAGAGTATTTTCATGACTTTGTCGAGATGCTTTTAGGATGTGAATGTACACCATTTAATCCAAATAGACCATCTGATGATATTTACGAAGCTGCTTATGATTATATTTCTAAGCATATTTTTTACATAAGTGCAGAAATGTTATCTCCAACACCTCAGTATATCAAAGAAAAGTTCTTGGAATTAATTGTGCAGGAAAAAGTAGACTTTTGTTGTATAGATCCATTTAACCAAATGACAAATGATTATAAGGGATTTGGTGGTAGAACGGATAAATATTTAGAAACACTATTAGCTGATTTTTCAAGATTTGCCAAAAAGAATGATGTTTATTTTTGGATTATTGCTCACCCAAAATTGATGGAAAGAGATAGGTCAGGTAACTACAAATGCCCTGATGTATTTGATATTAATGATGGTGCAATGTGGAATAATAAAATGGATAACATAACAGTTTATCATAGACCATTTGCACAGACTGATGTAAGTAATCCTTTAGCTGAATTTCATACAAAAAAAATTAAGAAAAAAAGTGTTGGTAGAAAAGGATTTATATCAGTGGAATATATATGGGAAAGAAGAAGATTTTTTATTGAAGGAAAGGATTTTATCCAAGAATTATTGAATAACAAAGGTTTAGAGTTTTGGAAAAGAAAAGAAGCTAACCAATCTTGGCTTCCATACAAAGATGAAAATGGTGAAGAAGTAATATTTTAATAAAACATAAAAACAAAAAACAATGATCAGACTTTCTGTAATTGGTAGACTTGGGCAAGATGCTAAAGTCAACAATGTAAATGGCAAAAATGTAATTAACTTTTCAGTTGCTTATACTGAAAAATTTAAAAACCAACAAGGTGAAGATGTAGATAAAACTACATGGGTATCTTGTGCTTATTGGACTGAAAAACTTAATGTAGCTAATTATCTTAAAAAAGGTACAATGGTTTATACAGAAGGTAAGCCTGAAGCAAAAACTTATATGAGTAAAACAAATCAATCTTTGCCACAATTACATTGTAGAGTAACATCTCTTCAATTATTATCAAGCAACAATTTTAATAATTTAACAGAAGAAACTCCATTCTAATGATAGTAAAAGAAGGATTTGAATTTATTGGTTTAGATTTTTATTTTGTTAATAATAAAGGAATAAAACAAAAAGTAAAATCTGTTAGATTAAAATGTCATTGTGGTAATGAATTTTTATTAAGATACAATAGATTTACTGCTGGTAAATATAAATCATGTGGTTGTTTAAGGCCAGTTAAATCTTTTACAGGAGAGGTTTTGCCAAATAAACAATCTCTAATAAATTTAATATTTAAAGATTATAAAGGAAATGCTAAAAGAAGAGGTCATGATTTTTTTATTTCTAAAGATGAATTGTTTAATCTAATAATGCAAGAATGTTATTATTGCGGTGAAAAACATTCAAACTATAGATTTAATAATCATGATAGTATTAGATATAATGGAGTTGATAGGATTGATAGTAATATTGGTTACATTAAAAGTAATTTAATACCATGTTGTAAAAAATGTAATGTTGCTAAAAATACTATGTCTTACTTTGATTTTATTAGCCATATTGAAAAAATATATATAAAAGTAATAAAAAATAAAAAAATAGAAAATGAACCCATTTATTCACGAATTAAATAACCCTATAGATGTTGAATGCCCTCTTGGATATGGAAAAGCAATCGCCTGGATTGACTACGGTACCAATACAAACACTGTTTGGAAAGTCGTACTTTACGACAATTGCATGGTGCGGAACTTTTACGATGATGACATTCTCGTATATCCAAACTCAATGGATGGAGGAAGATTAGATACAAACTATTTTAAAAAACAATAATATGCAAAAAGAATTAGTTTTTGATGGATCTGATTATGTACATGAACAAGATAGTAAAAGGTTAAAAAAGCAGCATTATAAAGTCTTAAATTTAATGCAAGATGGTAAATACAGAACCTTACCTGAAATATCTAATTTGATACATGAACCACCAGCTTCTATTTCCGCCCAATTAAGACATTTTAGAAAAAAATCTTTTGGTTCTCATATTGTAAATAAAAAATATTTAGGAAATGGCTTATATTCGTATCAATTAATCTTAAATACAAGCAATAATGGCGAAAACAACTGATTCAAGAAAAGTTACATTTGGTAGTAGAAAAAGAGGTAGTGCTAAAAAAAGCTACAATAAACATTCACAAAAACCCAAAAAATACAGGGGACAAGGAAAATAGTATGAATAATAAAGCCGCAAAAAAACTAAGAAGATTATCAGTAGCATTAGCTGTAACAGCTGGTAAAGGATTAGAAGATGCAAATCGTATCTATAAAAATCTAAAAGTGGTACATAAAGAAAATAAAAAAGCCCCAAAATAGGGGCTTCTTTAAATCTTTTTCAAGATTAAGCATTAGATGCTGCAAATAATTGAGCAACTGTAGAAGTAACTATTAAAGTTCTCTTAGGTTGGTTCAAACCAGTTGGAGGTAAAACAACTTTTGTATTAGCTGCTGTTCCATTAACTGTTGCTGAATAAGGGAAAGCCACATATCCAGCTGCTGGGATAACATAAATTACACCACCTGTTGCTGTAGTGTATTGGTTGTCTTGTAAGACTGTAACTTCGATTGCTTGTGCCATTTTGTTTTTGTTTTAATTTGTTATAAATATATTTTATTAGGCATAACAAATATAATAATTTTTATTGAGTAAATAAAATCCCTAACTTTGATTAATTTAATTAAATTATGAAACTAATAGCTCCAACAGGAAGAGTAATCGTAAAAGTAGATTTAGAAAGTAAAAATTCTCACACTTTTGCAGATGGAACAAAAATACGATTAGAAAGGATTTATGATAACTTTAATATGCGTTATGTAAAACCTGTAAATGCAGAAGTTATTAATGCAAAAGAAATACCAGATGGTGCAGAGATTTTAATACATCATAATGCTACACACGATACTTATAAAATTTTTAATTATTTAAGGCCAACTACTGAAGCATCATCTGATATTCAATATTTTTCAATACCAATTGAAGAATGTTTTTTATGGAGAGCTAAAGATAGTTCCACGTGGAACCCTTTAAATAATTTCATTACTGGCTTAAGAATTTTTAAACCATATACAGGATTTATAGAAGGAATTAAGCCTGAATTGGTAAAAAATAAGCTTTATATTACTAGCGGTGAATTGAGTGGTAAAGTTGTAACTACTGTAATATCAAGTGATTATGAGATTATTTATCAAGATAGAAATGGCCAAGAAGGTAAAATTATTAGATTGAGATATTATCCAGAAGGTAATGATAGAAATGAGGTTATAGCTGTTGAGAATGAATTAACGGTGATGGTTGATAATGGAGATTTGCTTATAGGGTATAACTCATCAGATGCACAAACATTAGATAAATTATTAAATCCTAGTTTAATATGTCTATAGAATTAGAGAATAAAATAAAGGATTTAGAAAAGCAGATTGCTTATTTAAATGGTAAAATAAACTATTATGAGCAAAATGGAGTTAGTAAATTATACTATAGTTTACAAAGAAAAGCTAATGAAATGGCTGATTTGTTAAATGATAATAAATTGACAACTACCATGATTGAAGATCCAAAAGATAAAACTTTTGAAAGATTACAAAAAATATGGACAGATGCCGAAAGTGTATCAAGTGCGATTAAATCCCTTGCAGTTATTGCAGGTATTGGACAAGATACTACTGAAAAGAAAGAAGTAGTTCAGGTAAATAAAAAGCCATTTTCACCAGAAAACATGGCTGATGCTGTAGGTGAATTAGCTGGAAAAAGATATTAATTATGTATAACAAAATAGAAGGTGGTAGTGTAATAGAAATTCAAGGATTGCAATGTAATTTGCCACCAGAAGGATATGTTTATAATATAATTACAAAGCAAGTTGAATTTAGAGGGGTTTATAAAAGGTCTGATATACAATCTGAACAATATTGGAAAAGAATAATGTTACCAGATTGGTATCAAGATACAATGAAAAAATGGGATGAATTTGATAAGAAAAAGAAAGAAGATGATGGTGAATTTTATGATGAAAGATTAGAGGAATTTAAAAAACAAGAGTGGGATAGAAGGCTGAATGGGTTTTGGTATATGAATAATGGTAAGCCTACTTACCTAACTGGAATGCATTATTTATATCTACAATGGTGGTCAATTGATATTGGTTATCCTAAATTCAGGATTCCTGACCTTGAAAAGTTTTATTTCATGGATTATTGTATACAAGATCCATTATGTATGGGTATGCTTGAAGTAACTAAACGAAGATTTGGTAAATCATTTGTAGCTGGTTTATTTGTTACTGAATATACTACAAGAACCAAGATGACAAATGGAGGTATTCAGTCTAAAACTGGTGCTGATGCTAAGAAATTCTTTGCTAAAACTGTGGTAAATCCATTTAGAAGATTGCCAAAATTCTTTAGACCTGAATATGATATGTCTTTGGGGGTTAATCCTAAGTCAGAAATGCGTTTTCAAAAGACAAACGTAAGAGGTAAAAAGGCTGAGGAAAATATTGATAAAGATGAATTAGGTTCAGTAATTGACTTTCAATCTGCTGATTCAGTTGCATATGATGGACAGAAACTTCATAGATATATTGCAGATGAGTGTGGTAAAACTACCGAAGTAAACGTATATGATCGACACGAGGTTGTACGTTATTGTTTGCTTGATGATGAAGGTCAAATCATTGGTAAAGCTTTATATACAACAACTGTAGAAAAACTTACTACTGAAAAAGATGGGGTTCAAGATGCATTTAAATTACTTTGGGAAGAGTCTAACCAAGAAAAAAGACAAGAAAATGGAACTACATCAAGTGGTCTTTATAGGTTCTTTATGTCAGCAAAGCGTACTAGAAACTTTGATGATTTCGGATTCCCTGATGAAGAAAAGACTTTAGATCAAATTTTAGCAGATAGAGAAACAGTTAAAAATAACCCAAGAGCATTATCTGCTCGTATAAGAAAAGAACCTTTAACTATTGATGAGGCTTTTAGCACAGATGCAGATGGGTGTATATTCAATGTATTGAATATTGGAGAGAGGGAGGCATATTTAAAGGAAAATCCTGTTTTGAAAAGAAAAGTCATATTTTATAGAGATATTGACCAAGTTGTAAGATGGAGGGAAGCAACGGAAAAAGAAGAAGATTTCCACTGGAAAATAACGCAGTTTCCGCCAAAAGGCGAAGAAAATAAATGTACTTATGATGTTAAATTGAAAAAACCTGATAGAATTGAAGATGGTGCAATAGCAATTGACGGATATAGTAATAGTCAGGGGGGTAAATATGGTTCAAAAGCATCTGCATGGATAGGTAGAAGATATAATTTACTTGATCCTAAAAATACAGGTAAAGCCATAGGTCATTTATATGGTAGACCTCAAATTAAAGAAACTTTACACGAACAAGTGATGCTTGCAGCTGAATTTTATGGCTATAAGGCTTGGTATGAGCATAACTCTGATGATTATTTATCATACTTTAGAGATAGAGGAAGAATTGCTTATTTAGGTACATATCCTAAAATATCTATTGATCCAGTTAAAAAAGATGCTGAAAGATATAAAGGTTTCCCAACTACACCTTTTAGCCTTATGAAACAAACAGATGTGGGTATTATGTATTTTGAAAATCATATCGATTCTATAGATTTTGAGAATTTATTAGAAGATGCTAAAAAATTTGATCCAAATAATAGAACAGAATATGACCAAACTGTATCATTTTTAATGTTATTAGTTTGTTTAATGGAACCAATTCCAGTAAAAATTAAAAGAGAACCATTAGTAAAAAGTTATAAGCCAAGCTTATCATAAATTTTTTTTAACTAATTGTTGAATTTTTGGTATATTTGACAACAAAATACAGGTAAATTGGCTTCAAATCCATTAGACATAAATGCTTATGATTCAGGTCAAGCATTAAAATCGTTTCAGCTAACTACTGATGTTAAATCTAAATCTGATTTAGAATACGGTAGAAAAGTTGCCCAAAATATTTATGCCACAATTTATGGTAATCAAACATATTTCTGGATAAGGAATAATCGTTTTAGAAAGAATAGACAAATTGCCAATGGTAAAATTGACATGAGTGTATTTTTAGATCGCCTTGAAATGAATGGCAAAGCTAACTATGTAAATATTAATTGGAAATCAATTATTATTGGTAATACTATAGTTGGTAGATTAGTAAGTTCTTGGATGTCAAGAAATGAAAAAATTGAAGTTACGGCAGTTGATCCAACGTCACTTACTAAAAAACAAGAAATCATAGATGAAGCAGAATTTATTTATGAAAATAAAGAAATTTTAGCGCAATTACAGCAAGAGTCAGGTGTTCCAGTTGTTTCAAAAAATCAATTTGTTGCAGAAGATAAAGATGATTTAGATTTATGGAGAAGTGAATTTAATAAATTACCTGAAGAAATATTATATAGTTTAGGTGTTAATAATGTTTTTGAAGCGAATGGATGGACTGATGTTTTAAAAGAAAGAATACTTCATGATTCTGCCGAAGTTGGTTTAGTTTGTACATATACTTGGATGGATGATGAGGGAGAAGTTCATGTTGAATGGATTAGACCTGAAAATGCAATTTATTCTTATTCAGATTATCCAGATTTTAGAGATACTGCTTATAGAGGTCATATATCTTCAATGAAGATTAGTGAAGTTCGTGCAAGATATGGTAAACAAAATGGTGGTATTTTAACAGAAGAACAAATTTTTCAATTAGCTCAATTTTCAAAAGAATATCAATTAACAGATAAAATAAAATGGATGCAGGATTGGAATATTGCCTATTTGCGACCATATGATGAATGGAATATTGATTTAATGAATTTTGAAATAAGGACTTTAGATTCTGATGGATATACTGTTACGAAAACCAAAAAAAATGGTAGTACTATTATTAGAAAAGGTAAGCCAGAAAAATTAGATGAGAATCAAGAATATTTAGAAGAGAAGAAATGGAATATATATAAAGGTGTTTATAACCCAGTTACAAAAACAATGTTAGAATGGGGTATAAAGAAAAATATGATAAGACCGCAAGATCCTAAAGAAATTGGTAATGCAGAGTTTTCATATAGTTTTTATATGTACCAAAACTACGATCAACGAAATGTAGCTGTACCTGAAAAGATTGAAGAGCCAATTGAGCAAATGATTTTAGCTAGGTTGAAGATTCAACAAATGGTAGCTAAGATGGTACCTGCTGGTGCCTCAATTGATGTAGATGCATTACAAGAATTAGATTTAGGTCTTGGAGATTCAGTAAAACCATTAGATGTTCAAAAAATTTGGGAACAAACAGGTAAATTATATTATCGTGGTAGAGATGCTGAGGGTAATAGAATACCAGTCCCAATTACTGAATTAGCTAATACTGGTTTCGCACCTCAATTAAATGCTTTAATTCAATTGTATAATTTCCATTATCAAGTTTTAACACAAGAATTAGGTGTAGATCCAAACCTTATGCAACAAGCATCTCAACCAAGAGTTGCTGCATCAAATGTTGAAACATCAAGAATTTTAGCTAATGATGCTACTGAATATATGTATGATGCTTATATGTATGTAATGGAAGATACAGCTAAAAAAGTTGCTTGTTTATTAAATACAAGTGTAAGTTATGGTGCTAAAAGATATAGAGAAATTTTAAAAGAAGATCAAGTAAAAGGTAGAAATTTTACTACTAAATTGAAAATGTTACCAACTGAAATGGAAGTTGCTAATTTGCAAAATATGATGAATCAAGCATTGATGTCAAATCCGAATTTAGTTTTATATGTTGATCCATTTAAAGTAATGAGAATTGCTAAAGAAAATGTACAATTAGGTGAATTATATTTTAGGCAAGCTCAAAAGAAATTTATTAAAACAGAGCAAGAAAATGCACAAAATAATAGTCAACAAAATGCACAAATCCAACAAGCTAGTTTACAAGCTAAAGCTCAAGGTGATGCTGCATTAATAGATAAACAGACTCAAGCTAAACAAAGAGAAATTATGTTGCAAGGTATTTTAGATTTAGCTAAAGCTAATATTCCTTTGCCAGCACAATTGCAACCTTTAGCTCAACAATTATTGCAAAATATTGGAATGCCTTTAATGGTAGATAATCAACAAGAACAAATAGTTATTCAGCAAATGCAACAGCAACAAATGCAAGCTGCACAGCAACAACAAATGCAACAGCAACAACAAGGGCAACCACAAGAACAGCCGCAAGAACAACCACAAGAAGAAGAACAACAACAACCTCAACAAGAACAACAATAAAATAAAAAAAAAATGGCAACATCAGTAAGTAAGCTTTTAATAAGACTTCAAAAGTTTAGCTCAAAAATCAGCAAAACTGTTGATGCAACAGATTCATTTAATTCACTTGGTTATTATTATCAAGATTTATCAGGATGGGACACTGCAGTAGTTCAATTTGTAAGTCCATCTGAAGCAATTTCATTTTTTACAACAAATGATAACGGAGCTATCAACGGTCAATTATTACCAGCTCCTGAAGTTCCACTAAATTGGGATGTTGTAAAAGGTGTTGATTTAGCAACTAAAGGAGATGTAACATCTGCATCAACTAGTTCTAATGTAGAGTTTACCATTATAGGTCAATATTTATTATTACAAGGTGCTACAACAAATAGTCCTTTGTCTTATGCTTATGTATTGTCTAAAAATACATACCCAACAGTTGCGGAAGCAAATAATGTGGGAATTGCTCAAGGAACTGAAATAGTTTATGCTTCTACAGCAACTTTAAGTACAAGTAATAAATTATTTACAACAAGTGGATTAACTCAACCTATATATGGTGATGGAACAAATTGGTATGCAATAGAATTACTTACTAATCCATCTGTAAAATATATCATAACTATAAGTCCAACAGGTGTTATAGTTATTGACTAAAAATAGAAACCAAATTAGCATTTATGCCAGATAATAACGCAGCAGAACCAATTACAGGTTTTGCGGAAGGCTTCAATCCGTTTTCGGATGAGATTCAAGTACCAAAAGTAGAAGAAGCCCCTACTCAAAATGTAGAAAATACTCAGGTACAATCAGAAAATGTACAAAATACACCTGTAGAAACACAGTCACAAAATGTACAAGAAACTACAACATTTGATCCAAATCAATTTATTAAAGAAAGATTTGGTTTTGAAAGTGTTGAAGAAGCAGAGCAAGAATTTAAAAAATTAAAAGAAAGGCCTGCTGAATTAGGATTTGATTTTAAAGACAATGTTAGCAAAACTTTATTTGATGCTATCAAAGAAGGGAAAACTGATGATGTTTATGAAATTCTAAATCAACAAAAAAGATTGGAGAAATTAACTACAAGTGAAATTACTCCAGATTTAGCTGTTGATATTATAAAGGCAGATATTAAAAATAAATATAAAGATTTAACTCAAGATGAAGTTGATCTTTTATTTTATGACCAATATTTCGTACCTTTAAAACCAGAACAAGCATATGATGAAACAGATGAAGATTATGCTGTAAAGTTGAAAACATGGCAATCGCAAGTTGATTATGCTGAAAAAAAGATGATGATTTCTGCTAAAGTGATTAGACCAGAATTAGAAAAATTAAAAAGTGAATTAAAGTTACCAGATATTTATGGGTTAGAACAGCAAGAAGCAGCATCTCAAGAGGAATTTGAGTCTATGCAGAAAGCTAGAGCTACCTATGAAAGAACTTTAGAGTCAGATTATAATACTTTTAAAGGATTTGATTTAGTGGTAAAAGACGAGGAAGTCGAAATACCAATCTCATTCAATGTTTCCGATGAAGAAAGAATAGCTCTAAAAACACAACTTTCTGACTTTGATGTTGAGGATAAATTTGGCAATCGTTGGTTTTACGAAGATGGAAGGCCTAATGTAAAACAAACAATGCAAGACCTTTATGTGCTAGAAAATCTTGATAAGATATTAAGAAAAACTGCAAATGAAGCATATGCACAAGCCAAATTAGCTTATATTAAAAATTCAGGAAATGTAACTTTAAATAAACAATCGCCACAAGCGGCACCTACTCAAAGTAGCAGTTCAGCATTTGAAGAGTTACAAAAAGCAGTATGGTCATAACTTGTTTATTGCTTTGGCAAAGCATTTAAAATAAAATTATAAAAAAATGGCAAGCGGTCCAGGTATACCTACCTCAAATATTTTGCAACCAGGTGCAATATCACTCCAGTCGCAAAACCGTCAACTTATGGTTGACTTACAATTATTAACTCCTCAATATTATAAGCAATATACTGAGAAGTATGGCAATGAAGATTTCACATGGTGGTTAGCTGCTCATGCTGGAATGGAAGAAGTAAAAAACCAAAATTTCTTCTGGTTTGAGAACAGAGGTAAATTAATGGTATCTGTTGTTAACCAAAACCAAGTTTCAGCTCCAGCTGGTGCTAATGTTACTTTGACATTAGGTACTGAGGCTTACTACAACAGTGGTACAGAATCTCCATTAAGAGTTGGTGAAACTTTGCGTGTAGCTTCTTCTAACATTGAAGGTAAAATCTTATCAATTGATACTACTACTCCATATGCATTTACATTTGTTGTTGCTCCATTGCAATCTGCTCAAGGATTCCAATCTGCTGGTAGCACAAATTTATTAGCTGGTGAAGTTTTATTATTTGGTGGTGATACAGATGCTGGTGAAGCTTCTACTCAAATCAACCCATTAATCCATTTGGATCAGAAGTATAACAACAACATCACTCAAATTCGTGATGGTTGGAGCAATACTGACTTAGCTCAAATGGCTGAAACATATTATGAGTATCCAGTATCTGCGGATATGGCTGCTAATGGTGTAACTGCGTTTACTTATAAGGGTATGTATAAGACTCTTGTTCGTTTCAAAAACAATGTAGAAGCTAAATTAATGCGTGGTAACTTGCAAACTAACAACAGTGCAGGTATGACTAACTCTCAAGGTGCTCAAGGTATTATCCCTAAAGTAGTAGCTGATGGCGAAACTGTAGGTTATACTCCAGGTAACTTAGATATCCAAAAATTACACGAGATCACTCGTATCATGGATGTTAACGGTTGCGCTAAACAATCTGCATGGTTATCTGACGTATTCCAAAAGCAAGATTTCTCTGATGGTATCTTCGCAGCTTACCCTGCTGGTGCTTTCGTATATGGAACTGGTGAAAAGTCTAAAGAGGCTTCAGTTTCTTACGGATTCCAAGAAATCTACATTGACGGTTATTTATTAAGCGTTAAGAAGTATAGCCAATTCAACACTGAAGTAACAACAGGTTTAACTCCTCAAAATGATTACTTCCGTAATTTTGGTTTGATTTACCCAATGGGTGAGTCTAAAGATGCTAGAACAGCACAATCATACAAAAATATCACTATCATGTACCAAGAACCACCTCAAGGCGGAACTGTTGGTAATGGTATTAGAGTATGGCAATATGGTGGTGGATCTCCAAACCCAACTGACGGAACAATGACTAATCAAATCGCAATGATTACTTACCGTTCAACTCGTGTTTGTGCAGCAAACCAATTCATCATTGTACAAGCTAACTAATTAGCTCATACATAATCTAAAATGGTGGGGGTATTTTTACCTCCACCTATTTTTAACATTAAAAAACCATTTATGGCAAAGTTAAAGGCAGCAGGTCTATCAGATGTTTTTTCATATGAGAATGAAAGCATTATACAAAATAGACAACAAGAAGAATCTCAATACGCACAGAATGGTGCGGTACAAAACGGAGTTACTTACAAAGTTTACAAGTTAACAGATACTACAAAAAAAGGTAAATACCACATGGAAGGTGTGGATGATATTTGGAATCCAGAAACTAAAAGAATGGAGAGAATTAGACTCCTAAATGGTTTCCCAAGCCTTTCTATTGATGAGCAAAAACATTTAGATAAAACATTTGTTGAAAAGAACAGAAGGAGTTTAATTTTTGATGCGAGAGTATTAAGAGTTCCAGATTGGGACACTTCAGCAATTGAATTTTTAGAAAAATGTAATGCTAATATTGATAATCCTCATAAAAAAGGTACTAGAAAATTAACATTTTTTGAATGGAATCCTCGCAGACAAGCCGAAATTGAGCTTAAGAAGCGTATTGCTAAGGTTGAAGCAATTAAATTTGCAACATTAGCATCTATGGAAGATCTTAAAAAACATGCTAATTATTTAGGAATCAATTTTATAGATGAATTAGGTTTCCCTAAATCTGATGAAGCTTTAAGAAATGACTATGAATTATATGCTGAAGCTCAACCTAATAAGTTCATGGCAAGTGCTGGAAGTAAAGAGGTAGAGGTAGCGTACATAGTTAGAAAAGCAATTTTAGAAAATAAGATTGATGTTCATTCTAAAAAAGGTTCAGCATATTGGGCAGGTGATGGTGGGTTCATTTGTAGAATACCAGGTACCGAGCATCCTAAAGACTATTTAGTAGAATATGCAATGCTTCCTAATGATGAAAGTAAAAAATTCTTGGAGCAATTAAAAAAGTTGCAAATATCCTAAAATTGATTTACAAATAAAATAAGCCCTGTAGCCTAAAAATTACAGGGCTTTTTCGTATATTTGGATATAATTTAAGTACATGAACATTAATGATATGTATCAAATATGCCAGTATGCCATCAATAAGGCACAGAATGGATATTTGACACCTTCTCAATTTAATCTATTGGCTAATCAGGCTCAAACAAGCTATCAAGATTATTTGTTAGGAGAGTTTCAGCAATATCAAATAGGAAGGCCTCAGGCAAGAGTAAACTATAGTCAAAATAGTGATACTAGACAAAGAATGGCTCCATTTCTTAAAGATGTAACATTAACAATAAATGCAGATGGTATTGCATTATACCCAGATGATTATTTACAAGGTGATGCTGTTTTAACTTCAACATTTGATAGAATTAGATTTATTCAACAAGATAGTTTATATTCATATTTAAAAAGTGAAATTGATCCAATAGCAACAAATCCAGTTTATTTATTGGCTAATGTAAATTCAACTTATACTGATGGAGGATTACAATTTTATCCTAAAACATTAGGAACAGCAATTTTAAGTTATGTAATGAATGCCCCAACAATGATATGGGGATATAATTTAGATAGTAATGGAAGGCCAGTATATAATCCAAATCCATATGATCCAAGTACTCAACCAACAGGAAGTGTGCAGCCATTATGGTATGATATTGATAAATTGGAAATTGTAGCAAGAATATTGAAATTGGTAGGTGTGAATTTGCAAGATGGTCAAGTTGCACAATATGCTAATATGGTAACAACTCAAGGACAATAAAATGACTAGAAAAATATTCATAGAAAGAATCTTAAGGCAAATCTATAATGGTCAGCCTAATGATGATGCAAGTATCACATTTAATCAAGTTAATCAGTGGTTAAATGATGCTATTGGTATAGCTGTAAAAAAGAACTATACTGATAGTGTTCAATTAGATGGTATTGCTTATATAAACAACTCATTTTATACAACATATACTAATTTAGATATAGCAGCTGAAACAGTTGATAATGTTACCTATTCAGTAGCATTGCCACAAATTCCATTTGCATTAGGTAGAAATGAAGGTGTAGCAACATTGCAAATTGTTGGTGATAAAAAAACATCACAAACAGCAATTCCACTTAGCATGAATCAAGTTGGATATATTGAAAATTTAAGACCAATCCAAAATAAAATTCTTTATTGGATAGAGGCTGATAAAATTTATGCTAAAAGCACAATACCTTTGACAGAATATAAAGCAACATTGAGAATGGTTAGCGGTGGTGATTCAACAAATTTAGAATCAACATTAATTGTTCCTGATGATTATGTTCCAGTAATTGTAGAATATATTAAAGGTCAATTAGCTTTTGAAAGAGCAAGACCAATAGATCAATCAAATGATGGCGTAGATAATGTAAATTAATAAATATATGAAACCAATTAGAGATTTAATTTTAGTTAAACCATGCGAACCAGATAATGTTACAGAAGGTGGTCTTTTTATACCTACTACAGCTATGTCAAGGAATAATAGAGCAATAGTAGTTGAAGTTGGTAGAGGAACAGCTAAAGTGAAAATGGAAGCAAAAAAAGGCGATATGGTAATTCATGTAAAAAATGCAGGTGAAGAAGTTATTATTAACGGAGAACCTCATTATTTAATACGTCAAATAGATATTTTATCTTACGTTTCAAATAATTAAAAATGGCATCACAAGAAAGACAGTTTATAACAATTGACTCAATAATCAATGATTATCTTGATGAATCTGAGCAAAGCGTTCATAAATATGCCAAGCTTTATAACATAGCTTATAGAGGAATGGAAAGATTAGGACTTGACTTTTTTTATAAAATTAAGTCAGTAAAATTGCCTGTAGATTTAACGAACTATACAGTTCAATTGCCTAATGACTATGTTAGTTATACTAAAATAGGTGTATTAAATGCAGTTGGTCAAATCATTCCATTGCAGTTTGATAGAAAAATGACATTCTTTGGGGATCAATTGCCAAATAGACAAGCTTTAACTGATGATGATACATTGGTTAACTGGAATCAAATATACAATGCTCCAATATTTTATAACTATTGGGATGGTTATGGTTTTACAAATATTTATGGTTATCCTAGTGGATCTCCATTTGTAGGTTCATTTAATATAGATGATGCAAATGGAGTAATCTTACTTAATCAAGAGTTTTACTATGATTATTTAATGATTGAATACTTATCTAGTCCTAACCCAGAAGAAAAATATATGATTCCATTGCAATTTAGAGAGGCACTATTAGCCTGGATTGCATGGAGAGATATAGCAACTATGCCAAGTAATAGAAAGGGAAATTTAGGCGATAAAAGAGATAGAAAGCAGGAGTTTTTCAACCAAAGAAGATTGGCAAATGCACAGTTTAAACCTATGTATTTAGACCAAGCTTACGAATGGAATTTAATTAATCAAAGAATGACAGTTAAGGGATAAGATATGCCAGTAATTAACAATCCTTTTAATGGTAAATTGAATCTTGATGTCGCTGAATATCGAATAGATAATAACGACTATATAGATGCATTAAATATAACTAAAGATGCTCAAGGAGTTGGGCAAGATAGGGTTGTATCAAATATGCTAGGTAATACATTAATACCTTACACATTGCCATCTGGTACAAATAAAATTATAGGTTTTTATGCTGATAAAATAAGAAATAGAGCTTATTATTTTCTTTGGAATAGCAATGGTTATAATAGCATATTATATTACGATTTAACACATAATATAGTAGTTAAAGTTTTAGAAAGTATAAGTGATAGTGATGGAATTGATATTTTAAACTTTAATCCTTCTTATAAAGTTTTGTCTGTAAATATATTTTATAGAGATACGGAAGGTGATTTATTATTTTTTAATGATGGATTAAATCCACCAAAAAACATAAATATAATATCAAATTACGGTACACATTGGAAGTATGAATATTTGTTAGTTGCAAAAGCACCTCCAATTATGCCTCCAAAAGTTACATATGAAAATGATATTACAGCTACCCAAAATAATTTAAGAAATGTATTATTTCAATTTTCTTACAGATATGTTTATGTAAATAATGAAAAATCTGTTTGGAGTTCAAATAGTATTGTTCCATTGCCACAACAAGATACATTATTGCTAACAGATCCAGTAATATATAATAACTGTAGAATATCTGTATCAGTAAGTACAGGCCAACAAAATGTAAAAGCAATTGAAATAGCATTTAGAGAAACAACTAATGGTGTTACAAGTGATTGGTATTTAATAGGTTCATTTAATAAATTGAATAATTCTTTAACAGATAATTCAATTTTCACATATAAATTTTACAATAATAGTATATATACGCCATTAGATGTTATTGAAACTTCTCAATTGCAAGATTGGGTTCCTCAAAAAGCAAATGCAGCAGAATTAGCAAATGGTAATACTTTATTATATGCTGGTATTACTGAAGGATATAATAAAACCCAAATGGAATTATATGCATCTTCTGGTAGAGAAACCGATGGATATTTTTTTGACAAATGTGGATTAGGATTTTTTGCAACTTGTAATGGATCAGATAGTGGAACTAGCGGCAATATATTACAAGTATATGTTTATGGAACAGGAACAAATACTTCTGGAAATGTAACAACTTTAAATAATCCTAGAGGTATTTATGTAATAAATGCTATAGATTCTGCTTATGAAAATATAGGTGTAACGTATGAGTTAGATGCAGATTCTGTAGAAGTATCTGATTTGCTTAATGCTATAAAAACAGCTCTAATTGCTAAAGGTTGGTCATTTGTTTCTATTGGAACTAATGTTCTAACTATGAGTTATAGTAATGGATTTACATTATATTCAAGTGGTGTAAAGTATTTATACAATTCAAGTGAACCAGTAAATACTGTTCTTGCTAATTCATGGGAGGCAGGGTATCAATATGGTGTTCAATATTTTGATAGTGTTGGAAGAACTATTGGTACTCAAATAGGAGGAATTTCTTCATTTACTACTCCTACATCAACAGTTTATAATGGAATTACAAATGTTGAATATAACTATCCCTATACATATTTAGAAATTCAAAATAGACCTCCATTAGAGGCAGTTTATTATCAATTAGTAAGATCTAATAATACAACATTTAATAAAAGATTATTTTGGATTAGTTTAGGAGCTTATTCTAGTAGTTCGTTTGATACTACTACACAAAGATTTGCATATATAGATGTTGCTAATATTGAAGATTATAATTTGTCTATATCATCAACACAGGGTGTTGTTTCTTATTCATTTACCGCTGGTGATAGAATTAGATTTATTAAAAGATATGATGCCGCAAATGCTCAACATACATTTGTAGGCGTATATGATTATGAGATTTTAGGGACTGTTGGTTCAATAACATTATCAGATAATACAACTAAAGTTGGAAATTTTGTAAAAATTGCATATCCAACTAATGATATAGGTTATGATATAAATTTTGATGGATCTGGAGATTATTTACATTATGAAATATTTCTTTATAATTTTACATCAAATGCATCATCAACTCAAAGATTTTTTTATGAGTTTGGAAAATGTTTTGGAATTGGAAATCCTGGTACAAATTTAGCTTATCATATAGGTTTAGAACAAAGTCAATCACCATATAATCCAATAGGAGTTCCAGCAATTATATCTGCAACTAACGGTGATTTATTTTTTAGAGAAAGAAAAGTTCCATTTAATGATAATTATAATTTATCAGCTGGACCTCAAAGTCAAGATATTAACTCATTAATGTTAATTACTGTGCCAAATACACCAGTAAATACAACAAGTTATATTTTGCAAAGTCAACCTTTTACAAGTACTTTACCTACAATTTTTAGTAGTCCTAATTTCTTTTTTGAAAATTTACTTACAACTAAAGCTCAAACAATAAGATTAAAAGGGGATTTTAGTGTTTATCAATCTGAGCCATCCGACAATACAACATTTTATTTACAAGCTATATTAATTGATAGTAGTAATTCACCAAAATATGTGCCTCTTACTGCATCACATATTGTACAATCTCAAGTTCAAACTTCATTTAACTTAGATGCTTCATTTGATGTACCTATAAGTACAAAAGTTTGGATAGCTGTTTATACTGATAATGCTGGATCAACTAATTCATTTACATTAAATTCTTTTGTTTTAAATTTTAGTGTATTAAAAAATGATACAATAAATATTATTGAATCAAGTTTTAATGATACCTATAATTTAGTAAAAAATAGTAATGGTAGACCATCTGTAATTGATGAAAATGCAGCACAGGTTTATTATCCAGTTGTTATTAGATTTGGACAGGAATATCAAGCCAATACAAGTATTAATAATATAAATAGATTTTATCCTGAAAATTTAGATGAATATGATAGAAGTTTTGGTGATGTAATGCGTTTGCATGTAAGGGAAAGATATTTAAAAGTTTACCAAAAGTTTAAAGTTGGTAATGTACCTATCTTGACTCAGATTATTAAGGATAGCGCAAATAATCCATTACAAGCAAATACTGATAAGTTAATTAATAAAATTCAATATTATGCGGGGGATTATGGAATCGGTGATGCATCTACAAGTTTAGCTTGGAATAACTTTGCAGATTATTTTGTAGATAATTATAGAGGTGTAGTATGTAGATTATCTCAGGATGGAATAACTCCATTAAGTATTATTTATCATACAAATGCATTTTTTGTTCCAACTTTAACTCAATATAGACAAGATTTAAATAATGGAGTTGCTCCTGATGGTCAGGTTTATACTGGAAATCCTTGTATATATGGTGTATTTGATGCATATACGAATAAGTATATAATAGCAATGGAAGAAATTAATAGATATGCACCTAATTGTACTTTTAATGGAGGTAGTGCAGTTATAGTTCCTGCTTTATGTTCATTTAATGGCGGAACAGCTATAAGATCAGCAGGTCCAGATTGTACATTAGTTGCAGGTTCAGTTTTAACAGGTAATTGTTCATTAACTCCAGGTTCAGTAATAGTAATATCTTAAAAAAATAAATATGTCATTTTCAGCAACAATAACATTAGCGGCAGCAGGTTCAGATACAGGGCCATTTAATTTGTATTCAAATGTTGATTCATTTGTTACACCATTTGAGGTAGGGGTTAGTAAAACAAGTTTATTAGCAGGGTATGTATCAACAGTAGTACCAAGTACAACTTCAATTGTTAGAGTAAAATCTAATAGTTTAAATTGTACAAATTATGTTGATATGAATGTAAATAATCCTAATGTTTCAGTATATCAACAATGTTTAAATAGTGCTTATTATTATATAGAAGCAACAACAGCTTACGCTGCTAATGCACAAGATGCAGGAGCTAAATGTTATTCTAAAGTAAATACTGGAAGTTTAAGTGCTATGTTAGCATTATATCCTACTATGGAATATCTTGGTACTTTAACTAATTCAACATGTCAATGTGCTTAATTAATTAAAAATTTATAAAATGAATGTAACATTAACTTTAAATACTGGTTTAGGTGCTAATTTGGGCCCCACATTTGATCTTTCAACAAATGTTGGTTTGGTTACACCTACAACTGCAACATTAAGCGAATTATTAGCTGGTTATGTTGTTTCAGTAGATAATTCAGCTACAATAATTACAGTTACATCAACTGGAACTTGTACTAATTCTTTAGCTATACCCATAACTAACTAATCATGTCAGCACCTATATATCATCAAGATCCATATACTATTTCATTTGATGAAGTTGGAAATGCTTTTGAGTCATTTTACTCATATTTCCCAGAATTTTATGGAAATTTAGAAACTAATCTATTTTCATTTAAAAATGGACAAATGTGGATTCATTCAAATAATAGCACATTTTGCAACTTTTTTGGAGTCCAATATGGTGCTTCAATAACTACTGTATTCAATCAAGCTGTAATTAATAAAAAGACTTGGGTTTCAATAGTTGAAACATCCAATACAGTATGGGAATGTCCTTTAATTTACACTCAAATGAATAGCTATGATACCGTTAGGCAAGAAAGTGAGCTTAAGGAAGTAGATTTTGTTACTTTGGAATCTACATATAATGCTTCATTCTTAAAAGACAAAAATAGCCAAGGTGGTTTGATTGAAGGAAGTTCATTAAAAGGAGGATATATAGTAGCAAAATTTGAGAAAACTAATGCAAATTCTTTCGTATATTTGAACAATGTAGGAATTAAATATATTGATTCACCTTTGAATATAAGATAGTGATTTTAAGAGAAAATGATAATATTATTGATGAATTAGAAGCTCTTATTATTCAAGAATCAGATTCTTTGATAGATGCTCCATTAATACATCGTTTTACCGATGGAATGTATATTAGAGAAATTTATATGCCTGCAGGTTCATTATGGACAAGTAAGATACATAAAACTGAACATCCTTTTGTTGTTTCATTAGGAAAAGCAGCTGTATCAATAGATGCAACAGAATGGGAAAATATAGAGGCTCCATATACGGGAATCACAAAACCAGGAACTAGAAGAGTTTTATATATAATTGAAGATTGTATTTGGACAACATTTCATAGAATTGAAGGGATGAAATCTGAATATAATTATTTAAGTAAGGAAGAAATAGAAGAAATAGTAGAAAAAATTGAAGATAAAATATTAGAACCACATATAAATTATATTACAGGAACTAATATTAATAAAGATTATAAAGAACTTTTGAATAATAATATTAAAAACTTACAATTATGAGTTTTGCAGGATTAGGAACAGCAGGTACAGTAGCTGCAATAGCTGGTGGTACACAAGTTTTAGGTGGGCTTGCGCAAGGCATTTTCAGTGGTAGAAAAGATGCTGAAAAAAGAATGAATGATTTAGCAAATCAAAGCCCACTTACAACACAAAGTAAATCTATTAATGATTATTATCAAGAAGCTAGAAATAGATATAATCAAGGAGCTTATAATTCACCATTTTATTACGCAGGTAAAAATAATATTCAAAGAAGTACAGCTACAGCTTTAAATAATTTACAGGGAAGAGGATCTGCAATAGCAGGAGCAGGTAGAATTGCATTAGGTCAAGATACTGCATTAACAAATTTAGGTGTACAATCTGAGGGTCAACAAAGAGCTAATTTTGGACAATATGGTCAAGCAGCTCAAATGCAACAAAATGATGCAAATAGAGTTTTTCAAAATAATGTATTAGATCCATATATGAGAAAATTTGGATTATCTCAATATGCTGCACAAGCAGCAAATGCTAGACAACAAGCAGGATGGCAAACAGCAGCTGGTGGATTAAGTAATTTAGCTTCTGCATATATGGCTTCAGCAAATGGATATAATGGTGGTAAAAAAACACCTCCAATTAGTAATCCAATATCTAAAAATTCATGGGACATAAATAATAATCCAATTGGAACTAATCCATTATATGAAAATATTGATTTAGTAAATTCATAAAAAATAAAAAATGGCTACAGGATTATTAGGATTTAACCCTTATGGAGGTGGAACAGTTTTAGATATATCATCTAAGCCAACTCAAATGGCTATTCAAGAAATTCAGCATCAACAAGCTAAAGCTGAAGCTATTGATAAATATTATAAAGATTATGAAAAATCTTTAAATGCACAAGGATTAACTCCTGAAGAGCAAAAGATTTTTGCAGATAAATTAAATGAAGTAAAAGGTTTTGGAATTAAAAATAAAGAGCAAATTAATAATCCATCTAAATATGGTTATGATGCTCAAAGCACATTAGATGCTGGATTTAGAAATTTAAAAGATTATTTAGCTGGTGCAAAACAAGCAGCAGGTGAAAGAAAAGCTTTAAAAGAATTTCATGATAAACAAATTGCAGAAGGCAAACATGTAACTGATAATTATTTGGATATATTTAATGATGCAATGAAGCCTTATGGTAATGGATATGTACAACCTAATTTAAATAATGTACAATTCTATAAACCATATAATCAAACAGAGTATGTAAATGAATTAAGGAAAATACCTTCTGTTGAAGGTACACAAAAAGAAGATCTTATTAAGTTGCCAGTAACAGGTATTAATGATAAGCCAAGATTTGCAATAACTAAATATCCAGATATTAATCAATTACAATCTATTTCTGCTACTACATTACAAAATAATATTGGACATCAAATGTTAGCACAACAATTATTAAATGATAAAAATGAAATTCAAAGATTAGGTAAAATTTATAGTGATAGAATGCCATTATTACCAAACGGACAAAAACAAATAATGCCATTAACACCAGAGGGAATTCATTTAGCTCATACTATTAGTGAAGCTCCATTGACTCAAAGTAATCCATTTACACCTGAAGAATCCGAAGCATCTAAAACTAGAAGATCAATTAATACAGCTACAACCATACATAAAATAAACAAGGATTATGATTTAAATAATAATGATATTCCAACAACACCACATATATTTGATCTTTTTGGAGGAGGTGGTCAACCAATATATTTAGGTCAAGCAGCAGATGGTCATACTTATAAAATAATAAATGGTTTTGTTACAAATGAAAATAATGAGCCAGCTAGTATAAATAATTATAATACTGAAGGTAAAAATCTAGGCAGAAAATTCTTTGATGTAATGAATAAAGATAGTAGAACACCATTAACTATGAATAAAAAATATAGTATTTCTTCAAAAGATGGCTATATTAGTAAGGTTTCACCTGTTGGAATGAATTCAGCAGAAATAACTAGGGATTTTGCTGCTGATAAACAAAGAAAATTTGAAGGAAAAGGTACTAAAATAGAAGATAATATTACAGATAAATCATATTCATTTAATGGTAAATCATATACTCATAAAGAGTTAAATAAATTAGGGTATTCAGATAAAGATATTGAAAAAGCAATTAAATTAGGGAACATTAAATAATAACAAATGGCAGAAGAAATTTTAGATAATGAAGATGTAAATAGTGGTAAAGATCCATTAGGTATATTAAGTACATCTAGCGGAAGCAAAAATAATTCTGATCCACTTGGTATATTAAAAAAAAAAGATGGTACAGATTTGTCATCTTCGGCTGGTCCATCACCATCAGTAGATAATAAAGGTTGGGCTGATAAGATTAATCAAATTAAAAAAGATTTAGCAGCCGAAAAAAATAGACCTGTTACTACTCGTTTTAATGAGCCTGGTATAGAAAAGTATGTACCTACTAATCCTGAATTAGCTGAAGCAGTTGGTGTTCAACCTAAAAAAGTATTTGCTCCAACCAATCCAGCATTATTAAGAGATATAAATAAGCCTATACAGCCAACTACAAATATAATTGGAGAACCAATTGTTGTAGGTAGTCATGAGCCTGTTAAAATTAATCTCTTAGCAAAAAAATTAAAGAGTCCAAAACAAATATTACAAGAAGAGCAAGAGGCAAAAGAAGATGCAATAAATAATACTATTGCAATTAAGAAAGGAATTGAAAAGGATAATCCTGGATGGAGTGAAAGTAATGAAAGAGCAAAATTAGAAAAAGGTTTATATAATAAAGAATATGAAGTAGGGGTAGATGCTAAAACTGGTAAAAATACTATTTTAGCATCAAATAATACTGGTTACTATGATTTAGCAGGTCAATTAAATACAGTTTGGGATAATATAAAGGATACATATCATAAAATGTATCAAAAAGAAACAGAGGATGAAGCATATGCTAAATTATCTAAACCAGATAAAATTGGACAATTAAACACTGAGTTATATTTAGAGGATCATGGTGGTGGAAATTATTTGCCACAAGCAGAAGATAAATCTATAGCAGGTTGGACTGGTAGAAATATTGCACAATTAGGATATCCACTTTTAAAAGCTTCAGCTTATGGAGCTGGTGCAGTAACAGGTGCAACTTTACTGGGTGCTCCAGTTGCTTCAGGAGCCGCTGCTGAATTAATGGGTGCTCCAGCTCAAATACTTCCAAATCTTAAACAAGCTGCAAATGTTATGTCATTTTTTAATGATATGTCAACAGCTAATAGTGTAGATAATGAAAAAAGAGTTTATAAAGATTTAATTAAACAAGGTGTATCACAAGATGAAGCTTTTGATAAAGCTCAAATGGCAGGCACAGCTGGTGCTATAAGTGGTGGTTTTGGTGCAGTTGCTATGGGTGGTGCATTTAAAAATTTAAAATCTGCTGCTACTAATGTAAATGTTCAACCATTTATTAGTTCTTTAAAGCATCTTGCAGGTGAAGGGGCTGCACAAGGAGGTTTTGCTGCTGCTGGTTCATTATTACAAGATATTGGTGCAAAAGCTGCTGGTTTAAGAATAAGCGATGAAGATATATTAAATAATAGCTGGGATCAGTTTAAAAATATGGCAGGTATATCTGTTTTACCTGCTGCTGGTATTGAAAGTGTTAGAAGAGCATTTGAAAGTAAACATGGTGCAGCTCTTACACAAGCATTAGGTATTGTATCAGGTGCTGTAAGGGTACCAAAGCCAGTTGTTGCACAAGCTAAAGAAGTCGTTTCTCAATTACCACAAGCTGATGTTCAAGCAGTGTATGATGCTGCTGAACAAAATGGAGTTATTCCACAAGGTTCTACTCAAAAGATAATGACTAGTCTTGATAATTACAACAAGACAGAATTACAAATACCACAAAATTTACCTGATGATGTTAAAGCTTCATTAAAAGGTTTACAAGAAAAAATAAATGAATTAGAATTTTCTAAAAGTAAACTTGATAAAGGTTATCATCCTTATATGGATGCTGAAATACAAAAATTAAGAGATAAAGCAACAAAAATATTATCGACTGGAGATGTATTTTCACATGAAACTGATGATCTTGGTAATCCAATAAATAATCCACAAGGTCATGAAATTCAAAAAGATATTACTGTAGGTGAAATGCTTGATAAAAGAGGTACATATAATCAAGAAATTGGTCAGTTTTATCAAGATGGACAAACTATTGTATTCAAACCAGATGAGTCAAATAAAATATACGAGATAGGTAATGTTGATGAAATGAGCAATATACCAGCATCTAAATTAGGTATTAAAGCTGAAAATTCATCAGTAGAAATTAACGAAAATGGCAACCCAGTTGTAAGAGGAAAAGAATATGTAAATAACTATTCTGATCCAACACAAGCTATTAATAGAGATAAAGAAGGTAATGTAGTATCTGTAAGTTTAGAAACTCCAACAGGTCAAAAAAGAACATTTAAAGGTAATGTAGCTGAAGATTTAGCATATCAAATAACATTAGGTAAAAATGCTAAACCAGAAATTGCAGGGGAAACTGAAGTAGCTCAACCTGTTGTAACAAAAGAAAATGTACCAACAAAAGAGGCACCTGTAGAAGTTAAATTAACACCATTAATTTTAACCCCTACAGAAGAAGGTAAAACCAAAAAAACAGTTGCTGATACAGTAGCAGATGATTTATTATCACATTTAGGTATTACTCCAACTATAGAAGGAGAGATACCACCAGCAAAGAAATATACTGCTGAAAACATAGATACAATATCTGATGAAGGATTAAATGATACACAAAAGAAAGTATTAACAGATGTTAAGAATGTAGTAAACTCTATATCAAAATTAGTTAAGAAAACTACAGGTAATCCATTAGAAGTTAATGTGCATACTAGTCCTGCAAGTTATGAAAAAGCAGTTTTAGATGCAGGTGGATCAAAACAAGATTCATCAACTAAAGGATTTTATTTAGATTCTAATGGTACTATCCATTTAAATATGGATAAAGTTACTACAGATACAATGCTTCATGAAGGATTTCATCCTGTTTTAGACTATATGGCTAAAAACAGACCTGATATTATAAATGATTTACATAAGCAATTAGAAAAAGTAACTGGTGGGAAAGAAGTTATAGAAAATGCGAATAAAATTTATGAGGATTTTGATGAAACAACTAAGAAAAAAGAAGCAATTACTGATTTTATTGCAAAAGTAGCAGATGGTACAATAAAAATAGATAAAACAAATTTTGAAAAAGTAAGAGATTTTGTTATAAATGCTATTAATAAATTAGGATTTGATTTAGGTAAAGATATTAATAACATTACTGATCTTAAAGATTTAGCAAAATTAGTTTCTGAGAAATTTAATAAAGGTGAAGAGATATATAATGGTGATTTTAAAGAAATTACCAAAAGTGAAGCTCAGGGAGATATTTTAGCAGCTGGAAAGATTAATGATAAAAATATTGAAGATTCAAAAGTCGGGAATGTAAACCCTATAAAATTTAGTAGGGATAAATTTGAAGAAAAAGAATTATCAAAATTACCTGTAAGATCATTAAAAGATGTATTATCTGAATTTGGTAATAAAGCAATTGCAATTAATACAGATCCTACTCGTGTTGGTAAATTAAAATTACCATCTGGTAAGGAAATATTTATGTATGGTGGCCCTAATTATTCTGCATTAAAAGAAAATGTTGATAATAATATTGGATTCGCATCTACTGCATTAAGTAAGCCAAAACAAGTAAGAGGAGCAATTAATGCAATGAATGAGGGTGGAAAAGGTTTAATTCTTGTTACTACCCAAAAACCAGAAAGTATGCTTGGTAATGCTTATGCACTTGAAAATACTCTTGATGCAATAACTATGTTACCTAAGAAAATTTTAAAATCATCTGAATTTAGAAATGAATTTTTTGGTAAAGATATTGTTGCTGTAAAAGATGCATTTGGTAAACATTATGATGAATTTGTTAAAAAATATGGTAAGGCTGACTTTAGTTCACCTGAAGTATTAGATAACATGATTAAAGATTTATTAAGTGATATTGGGAATAATTTTAAAGCTAGAAATTCATTAGTAGATAATTTATTAGCTGGTATAGTTGAAAAAAGTAAAAGAGCTGCAACTAAAAATGAACCTGGTTATGTTTCTGTAGAACCAAATAAATTTATAAGTAAAGCACTTTTTGATAATCAAGGTCTTAACCAAGAAAAATTATTTTACAATATTGGAGAAAAAGGTATTGTTGAAGCTTACATGAATGAAGGTAAGTGGGGTTTTATTACAAATGGTTTTACTTCAGATGCTAATGTAGATCACTTATCTATACAAGATAAAGGAATTATACATCCTCAATTTAATGCTAAATTTCATGGAGAAAATCCATTTATATTAGATGGTGCTTATTTAATTGATAAATTGTGGACACCAAAGGTAATGACTGAAAATGCAAAAGGTGAACCATATATTGATACAAAAACAGGTGAACCAAAACCATTTACATTAAAATCATCTCAGTTAGTATCACAAAGTATGTATCCTAAAGGAGAAGTAAATGAACCTAATATAAAACCAGATGTTGAAAAAGGAGTACCTCAATTTTCAAAAGAAGATCAAGAAAATAAAATAAAAGAATTTATTGATATCCAAAGAAAGAAAGGAGTATCTGATGAAGATATTAAAGCTGGATTAGATAAAGTATCTGATAAGATTGGTTTAGATGCTAATAAAATAGATGAATTAATTTCTGGTAAAGAAGAACAACCAAAAATAACTGGATCTTCTAGAAAAGCTGTAGCTGGATTAGCGCAAAGATTAGGATTAAAAGAACCAGAACCTGGACATACTTTGAAACCTGAAGAATATAAAAGAAGAGGACAAATATTATTAAAAGGAGGAGCAACTCCTGAAGATATTGATAATAGAGCTGATTTTGAACTTCATGATAGAATATCTATTGGGGAGGCGCATGCAGCTGAATTACAAAAACAACTTGAAAAAATTGCTAAATCTGAACCTGAAGGTAGAAATAGTGTCATTTATAAAGATAAACTTGCTGAACTAAATAAATATCTTGATAGAACAGGTAAATTAAATACATTAGCTGCACATGCTTTTACATCATTACAAGGTGGTACAGACTTGGATACAGGTTCATTTACAGCACAAGTTAGAAGATTAGAGAAAGCAAAAGGTAAAGATGCAACAGAAGCAGAAAAACAACAAGTAGAAAAATTTACTACTAAAGATCAAAAGCTTCAACAGGAAGCTACAGATGCTGAAGCTAAATTTATAGAACAATTAGAAAATGAACATAATCCTAAGGTAACTAAAAAAGAAGTTCAAAAAAGTCAAACTTATACTGAAAAAGCTAAAAAAGTTGCTGATAGATTTAGAAAAATAAAAACAACTCCATTTACTTTTAAAGATGAAAATGGAAATGAAATACCTATACAAAAACAGGGTATTGCTTGGAATGATGTAGTAGAAGCTGGAGCTAAAGCAATTGAAAAAACAGGAGAAATTGCTGATGGAGTTGTTGCAATTATTGATGCTATTAAAGATAATGATTGGTATAAAAATTTATCAGATAGAGATAAAGATAAATTAGAAAAAGATTTAACAGCACATTACGAATCTGCTATAAAAGAAACTCCTGAAGCTAAAAACATTAAGCGTCTTGAAAAAGAATTAGAAGATTTAAAGCAAGGTAAAGTAAAACAGCAAGGACCTAAAAGAGAATTATCTGAAAGAGAAAAAGAGTTAATGGATCAAATCCAAGATGAAAAAGAAAAGCTTGGTTTGGTTAAATCTAAAATGGAAAAACCATTAACTGAAGTAGAGCAAAAGCAAAAAGATGAAGAAGAATTAGGTAAATTACAAAAACAATTTGTAGATAAAAAAGATAATAAATTTACTCCAGAAGAATCTAAAACAATATGGAATTATGCAAAGAATACATATTATAATAAAGGATTTAGTTTCCCTGAGTCTATTGCAAAAACAGCAGAAGATTTAGGTTTAAAAAATGATCAAGTATCTAATGCTATCATTACTCCTAAAACAAAAGCTGCTTCAGGTGAAATGTATACAAAAAGATCTGAATTAAACAAAAACAGACAAGCATTACAAAGATATATAGATAACAGAAATGAAAGTAAATTTGACAAAGCAGTTAAAACAATTGTAGGTGTACCAAAAGCAGCACAAACATTTGGTCACTCACATGTATTTATAGGAACACATGCAATAACAAATATATTAGATCCAAGACATTTCATAAAAACATTAAAAGCAGTAGAAAATTCTTATAGATTTTCATATGAAAAAAATCCAACATACTATGAAAGTCATATGGATGCTTTAAGAAATGATCCATTATTTGAAAAAGCTAAAAAAGCTGGATTACAAAATGATCCAGATAATATTAATTTTGATTCGGAGCAAGCATTCCAAAAATATTTAGGAAAATTTGGTAAAGCTGGCGAAAGAGGATTTAATGCTGTAAAAGTATTAAGACAGGAAATATTTAATTATGAATATAATAAATTAAGTGAATCTGAAAAAAAAGATGAAAAAGCATTAGAAAGAATTGCAGGATTAATTAATAACTGGACTGGTGGTACCAATATAGATATGAGTGGGGATATTGGTTCACTTGTCAAGGGAGCAACATTTTCATCTAGTATGGAAGGTTCTAGATGGGAAAAAATATTAGCTCCTTTTAAAGCAGCAACTTATATAAGTAAATCTGGTTTATCTAAAGTTAATAAAGGATTAGCAACTCTAATACCATCTATGCAAGGATTTATTAAAGATGCAACTCCTAGTCAAAAAGCTTATTCAAAAGCATGGGCTGGCAGGGCTGGTAGACAATTAGGTACTTATTTATTATTATTAGGTGCTAATTCAGCTATACAACATATGGTAAATCCTGATAAAGAAGTTAACTGGACTCATCCAACTAGACCTGACTGGTTGCTTCCTAAATTTGGTAGTCATGATGTAACAGTTGATTTAAGTGGTGGATTATTAACAACAATAGGTTTATTAGCTACAATTGCTAAAATTAGTTTTGAAAATGAAAGATATTTACCTAAAAATCAAAATAGAACTGAAGCTTTAACTGGTGCTGTTGGTAAATATATAAGAGGTAAGCTTTCACCAATTGCTTCATTAGCTATAGATCTTGCTTTTAGAAGAGATTATAGCGGTAATGTAGTTCCTTATTCTAGTGATGTCCCAGCTCCAGGTAAAAGAAAATTAGGTTGGGGGGAGTATATTGCTAATCATTTTGCACCATTACCAATTGCAGAAGGTATTAAAGAAACCAAAAAATCAGCTCAAGATAGTGGAGTTTCAGATGCCCAATGGAATGATATAATGAAAGGATTACTAAGTGGTACAACATCTTTTTTAACAGGACTTAAATTAAAAAATATATTTGATAAAGCAGAAAATGAAGGACCATCTGATAATATTATAAATTATAAAAAAGGTGGCAAACTTATAACTGATGAGGAATATAATCAATATAAAGTATTAAGAAATAAGCTTTTTGATAAATATGTAGATGAAGTTAAGAAAAATGGTATAACTGTTGAATTTGGTGAAAGGGTACCATATGCTAAATATCAAAAAGAACATAAAGAAGAATTTAATAAAGAAATTAATAGATTAAAAACTTATGCAGCTGAACAAGCAAAAGAATCTTTATTTGGTAAAAAAGAAAAAGATGAATCAAATGAAGGTAAAGAAGCTCAAAGACAAGATAGACAAGAAAGAGGTATAGGTGGTACAAATGAAGATGAAGAAAACCAATAAAATTTAATAAAATGCCATACAAAAGTCGTGCTCAAGAAGCTTACTTCAATATTCACAAAGCAGAACTTGAAAAACAAGGAGTTGATGTTTCGGAATGGAACAAAGCTAGCAAGGGAATGAAATTGCCTAAAAAAGTAGGAAAATTAAGCTCCATGAAGAAAAAGAAAATGGATTAATATACCTATAAATTTCTTATATTTGGGTAAAATTTAGTAATATGCCTCTTACCCCAAATTTTACGGCAAGCCAATTTAGTGGTACACCTCAAAATATTACACTAACAGATACTTCTACTGGATCTGATGTAACAATCACTTCTCGTAGAATTTATCTTTTACAAGCTAATGGTACATTTTTGGTGCCAGCTGGTACAAATACTAATTATATAGTTTGGAACATAGCTGATTCATCTATTGTGTTAGATGTATTATCACAAGATACAGCATTGAGTATTACAGTTCAATGGTTGAATGTATCTAATGCAGTGGTAACATCACTTACACAATCATTTGCATTTATAGCATATAATGAAACATTCTTTTACGGATTGAATCAGAACTTAGTTGGTAATGCTAATTTAGCAGCAAGCACTAACTGGTTCCAAAATATGTCTAATCTACAGCTTCAAATTGATTCGGCACAACAAGCTATAACATTTGCTAGCGACATCTTTAATGCCCAGGCTGCATTGAACAGAGCAACATATATTTCAACTAATTCACAATACTTCTTCTAATATGGATCCAAATAACGTTATATCTCTAGCAGAGATTTCACAATACCTTTGGAACGCAGCAATACCAAAGCAACAGCAATTTACCAATGGTACAATTGATCCAAGAAAAGCACAACAACTTTACTTAGGAAGAAAAGCTTTACAATATGGAGTAGCACAAAATTTAAGTGGAATACCAGGATTAACTAATTATGTTTATGCATTATGTGGAGCACAGCTTCAACTTGCAGAACAAATTTTAGGTACTGGTCAAGGTGGTGGTGGTGTTATTCCTGGCGGTGGTGGAGATTTTAGCGTAAAAGAATATGCGACTAATGCAACAGTGGGAGCAACTATAGTTTACTTCCCTGCAGCAATAGGAAAAAGATTAATCAATGCCTTTAGACAAGGTAATAACATTGGTACCATATTAACATCAGGAACTCCAACAGGTAATCAAGTTCTTTGGAACTCAACCAATGGTAGTTTAACTGTTGCAAGTGATGTGGCATTTTATGATAATGAGTTTGTGCGTGTGGTTGTACAACAATAAATTATATGAAACAGATAAAAGGATTTGAAAATTATTTAATTACACTTGATGGAAAGGTTTTTAGCCTTTATACCATGAAGTTTCTTAAGTTAAAAGTAACAAATGCTGGTTATAATCAAATCCAATTATTTGATGGAGAAGGTGATTATAAATATTTTTCAGTTCATAGATTAGTAGCAGAAGCTTATATATCTAATCCTGAAAATAAACCTCAAGTTAATCATATGGATGGCAATAAATTAAATAATTTAGTTTGCAATTTAGAATGGATGACAGCATCGGAAAATCAAAAACATTGTTCTGATAGTGGATTAAGAGTTGTGTCTGATAAAATGAGAAAAGCCTTTAGTTTAAATGGCAAAAAATGTGGTGCTGCAAATGGTAAAAAAGCTCATGATAAAATAATTTTAGACGAAGCAACTGGAATATACTATATTGGAGCACAAGAGGCAGCTGATGCGCTTGGGATATCAAGAAAAAGATTATATTATAGAATAAATTATTCTCCAAAATCTACAACTTTTAAATACGTTTAAAATTGATACAGAATTTAATTTCAGGTGATTTAAAGATTAGAAACGAGAATGGTATTCTTGTTGCAGTAGATGGTATTGTCGCAGCTGATACTTCAGGAACTATAGGAACATCAGGTAGTTCTGGTACTTCTGGTACTAGCGGCACTAGTGGAACAACAGGAACAAGTGGTACTGATGGTAGTGGTGGAACTTCAGGTACTACTGGAACTAGTGGAACTTCAGGTTCTGCTGGTACTTCTGGTAGTAGTGGTAGCTCTAGCACATCAGGTACTTCAGGAACAACTGGAACGTCTGGTACGAGTGGATCAACAGGAAGCAGTGGAACAAGTGGTTCAGCAGGTACATCAGGTAGCTCTGGTTCAAGTAGCACTTCAGGAACTTCTGGTACTACAGGTACTAGCGGAACGACAGGTACTTCTGGAACTTCAGGAAGCTCTGGTTCATCTGCAACATCAGGAACAAGTGGAACTTCTGCAACAAGTGGTACAGATGGTACAGGTGGTACATCTGGAACTTCAGGTACTTCTGCAACAAGTGGTACAAGCGGTACTACTGGAACTAGCGGTTCTAGCGGAACTAGCGGAAGCAGTGGCACAAGCGGTACAACAGGAACAAGTGGAACATCGGGAACTGATGGTACAGGTGGAACCTCTGGTACTACAGGTACTTCAGGTTCAAGCGGTACTTCAGGTTCAAGTGGGACAAGTGGAACAACAGGTACATCAGGAACTACTGGAACAAGTGGTAGCTCTGGTACTAGTGGAATAAATGGTTCTAATGGAACAAGTGGAACTAGTGGTACAAATGGTTCAGGTGGAACTTCAGGAACTTCTGGTACTTCAGGGACTAATGGATCAGGAGGCACATCTGGAACTTCTGGAACAAATGGTTCTGGAGGAACAAGTGGAACTTCAGGAACTAGTGCAACAAGTGGAACTTCAGGTACTAATGGTACAGGAGGGACTTCAGGTACTAGTGGTTCAACTGGAACTTCAGGTTCATCAGGAACAACAGGAACTAGTGGTAGTTCTGGTACAAGTGGTAGTTCTGGAACTTCTGGCACAACAGGTACAAGTGGAACTACTGGAAGTTCTGGAAGCTCTGGTACATCTGGTACGAATGGTACAGGAGGTACAAGTGGCACTTCAGGTTCATCTGGGACTAGTGGAAGTTCAGGCACATCTGGTTCAACTGGAACAAGCGGCAGCTCAGGCTCAAGTGGAAGTTCAGGTACGACTGGAACGTCTGGTACAAGTGGGACAGCAGGAACATCTGGATCTTCAGGGGTTAGCGGCATCAGCGCAGGGCAAATATATTATTTAAATCAATCTGTATTAACCAATACAAACTTTGGTTCTCCTACTTATAAGGAAATGTCAACCTTAACTTCAGGGGCTGCTGAACAAACTTTAGCAGTAACAGTTGGTGGTGGGATAAGTGGGTATATATGGGACACATTTGCTACAGATAGTAATGTTCCAAACATAACACAATTACCTGCTGGTATTTGGTCTTGGTCATTAAATATTGGTAATGTTACTGTTGGTTTAAGTGGTCGTGTTTTAATATATTCTAAATTATATAAATATAGTGCAGGTGGTGTTTCAACATTAATTGCTACATCAGGTACAACAGTTTTATCAACTAGTGTAGGTGTAGTTTCTTATTATTTTGATGGTTTTATACCATCGGTGGCATTAAATGCAACAGACAGATTATATGCTGTTTTATTAGCAGATAACAGCGGTGCAGGCAGTAGCACATTTACATTCTATACAGAAGGAACAGCTAATTATTCATATATAACAACTTCTTTAAATGCTCCTTCAGGAACGAGTGGTACTTCTGGTACTTCTGGTGTTGGTGGAACAAGTGGAACTTCAGGTTCTACAGGTACAAGCGGAACAAGTGGTGTAAGTGGTTCTAGTGGAGTAAGTGGAACTTCAGGTACATCAGGCACAACAGGAACTAGTGGTTCTTCAGGAACTAGTGGCACATCAGGTACAAATGGAACTGGTGGAACAAGTGGTACAAGTGGAACAACAGGTAGTTCAGGTTCAAGTGGAACTACAGGAACAAGCGGATCTAGTGGTACATCTGGTTTAAGTGGTACTAGTGGTACTACAGGAACTTCTGGAACCACAGGAACTTCAGGCTCTAGTGGTACATCTGGTACTAATGGAACAGGTGGTACTAGTGGCACATCTGGTTCAAGTGGAACCACAGGAACAAGTGGTACAAGTGGAGTTAATGGAACTTCAGGATCATCAGGTACTTCAGGAATAAATGGTACAAGTGGTTCATCTGGTACATCTGGTATAAATGGAACTTCAGGTTCTAGTGGAGTAAGTGGTACTAGTGGTACAAGTGGTTCAAGTGGTATAAATGGTTCTAATGGTACTAGTGGCACAACTGGTACAAGTGGTTCTTCTGGTACTTCAGGATTTAGTGGTACTTCAGGTACGACAGGAACTTCTGGAACAAGTGGAACCAATGGTACAGGAGGAACATCAGGTACAACAGGTACATCTGGTTCAAGTGGAACAAGTGGTAGCTCAGGAACTAGTGGAACCACAGGAACAAGCGGTTCATCAGGAAGCTCAGGCTCTTCAGGAACGACAGGTACAAGTGGTAGTTCTGGTAGTAGTGGTGTATCAGGAAGTTCTGGTACATCTGGTGTTAATGGTACAAGTGGAACCACAGGTACGTCTGGTACTAGTGGTACATCAGGTACTAGTGGAACCAATGCTCAATTTAGTGGAACAGCAAACTATGTAGCTAAGTTTACTGGAACTGGTACTACAATAGGTAATAGTTTAATATATGATAATGGAACAAATGTTGGAATAAATACAACATCTCCATCTCAATTGGTTGAAGCATATAAATCTTTTAATGGAGATATTGCTATTAAAGTTACAAATGATAATGCAGGAGCAGCAGCAGCAGCACAATTCTTTGCAAGCAATGGAACATATCAAACACAGATTTACCATACAGGATTAAATTATTCAGGACTTGGTGTAATAATAGCAAATCAGGGAGGTTTTTATAATCAAACAACTGCAGGGTTAGCTATAGTAGCAAATAATGCATCAGGTGTTATTAGATTTGCTACAGGTGGAACTACGCAAAAAGCAATATTAGATGCATCTGGTAGATTGGGTATTAATGTTACAAGTCCTAGTTTTAAAATAGAAGCATGGGACACTACAAGTGGGAGTGGTATATCACAGTTGCTTAATTTATCAAATGGTACAGATGCAGATTTGCAATTTAAAATAAATCAAATTGGAGCAACAACAAAGTATGCATCAATTTCTCCATCAGTTGCGATTCCATTAGCTTTATCTACTTTATCAGGTTCTAATGTTATAATTGGTGGTACAACAGATAATGGTGGTAAATTACAAATTGCATCAGGAGGTACTTCTATTTATTTAACTAATTCAACATCTAATTTAATTAAATGGATTTCTCCTGGTGGAGTAGCAGCTCCAACACTTAATTCATATAGTGCAGGGGTTAAATTGGTATTATATGATAATGTTTCTTCTACATTAGTAGGTTATACTATAGGTATTAATAGTGCCACAATGTTTTTTACTGTTGATGCTTCAACATCTGGATATAATTGGTATGGTGGAAATACTTCTGTTGCCACATTAAGTGGTACAGGTGCATTTACAGCTAATAGTTTAATTAAATCAGGTGGAACATCTTCTCAATATTTAATGGCTGATGGTAGCGTTTCTACATTAACTAATCCAGTTACAGGTACAGGTACAACAGGATATATACCAATTTGGACAAGTGGTTCAGCAATTGGTAATAGTAAAATATCAACATCTACTACATCTTCAGTATATTCAACAGTAATTACTAATAACTCAGCAACTGTTGCTAATCAATTTCAAATTGTAAATACAACAGATGGAGCTAATTCTCAATCATATATAGACTTAGTTTCAAGTAATGGTTATTTCAATATGGGGAAAGTAGCAGCTAGTTTTACTCCTCCAGCTTGGTTGTCGGCAAATGATGGTTATTTTTATAATGCAACTGTAGGTAATATAGTAATATATAATGATACAGGAGCAATTCATTTAAAAGCAGGTGGTTCTTCTAGTGCAAATTTAAAAGTTACCAGTGGAGGAAATGTAATAGTAGGAAATACATCAGTGGATAGTGGTGATAATTTCCAAGTATATGGAAATACATTTTCTCAAGGCACAAATAATCATAATACAATAAGTTCAACAGCTGGTTTATATTCATATATAAATTTAACTGATGCAGGTACTTCTAATGGTTATTTAATTAAAAATACTAGTTCATCAACTGCAAACGGAGCATTAGCAGGTGCATTGTATACTTATACAGATAATAGTAAAGCTTTCCAACATATATATAGTGGAACACCTTTATTTACAATATTAAGTACAGGTAATGTAGGTATAGGAACAACAAGTCCAAGAAGTGTTTTACAAGCTAATGGAAATATTGGAATGTATGTTGGAAGTGGAACAGGCACAAATGGAGCACAATTATATATTGGTGACTCAAATTTTGATAATGCAACTTACTATAATCAAGCACCAGGAATTGGAGCATCTTATGATGCTACACCAGGAGTAGCGGGTGCATTAAGTTTCTATACTTATAATGCTGCTGCAAGACGTGAAAGAATGACTATTACTGCACCAGGCAATATAGGTATAGGAACAACAAGTCCAAGTAATAAATTAGATGTATTAGGAACTGCGGCTTCTCCAAATTTAACAGGAGGTAATGCTTATGGAAGATTTTATCAAAGTGGTGGTTATGCAAACATAACAATAGGTGGATTGGCTTCAGGTTCTTATGCAGGTTGGATTCAATCAAGTGACGGTGTAGGTACATCTTTGCCATTATCTATAAACCCAAGCGGAGGTAATGTATTAATAGGAACTACAACAGATAATGGAGCTAGATTTCAAGTAAATGGTTCAATGACAGCAACTGGAGGATTACAAGTTAATTCTGGATATTCAGGTAATCTTAATAGTGCAGCAATTCAAGTAAATGGTAGTGGTGTATGGGATAATGCAATAGTATTGAATAATGCAGGCTCAGGTGGACATGCTATAGCATTATTTTCAACAAACTCTAGTTTTTCTCAACCTAGTCCTGGATTTTTAGTATATGATGGAACAAGTAATGCAAATTTATTGGAAATTGCTTCATCTACAGGAGCTGTAACAGCAGCATCTTATTTTGAATCTTCAGATAAAAGAATAAAAATAATTATAGAAGATAATTTCCAAGCTAAAAATATTGAAAATATAGTTGCCAAATTATACATCAAAAATGGAAAAAGAGAATTAGGTTATTTTGCACAAGATGTAGAAGGAATTTTAGATAATGCAATTTCAATAAATGCAGATGGTATGTTAAGTTTATCATACAGAGAAGTACATACAGCTAAAATAGCTAGATTAGAAAAAGAAATTAATGAATTAAAAGCTAAATTAATTAACTAATGAGTTGGGCAGGATTATTGGCAAATCAAACAGTTTCATGTAATAATTTACAAGATGCAGTTAATACTGGTGTATTTACTGCTAAGACTTCTATCCCTGCAACAAATAAAGAAATTACAGCTTCTCAAGCAAATACATATGTAAATTTTAATACAGGAAATAGCTCATATGCAAGTAAAGCAAGTAATCAATTAGTGGTAAAAAGAAACTTAACTAATTCAAGTGATTTATTATATGGTTATAGTTTTACAAGTAGTCCATATGGGACATTAAATCCATATTCTACTTCAGCTTTAGCTTGTGCATTAGGAACATATGGAACAGCAGGTGTTGCTTGGAATGGTGTTTTAACAACTGGAACAGTCTTATACTCTACTTATTTATATCCTACAGTTGTTTTTCCAGTTGGGTATTATTATCTTCAAGGATATTGGGTATATAATTCAGTTCAAACTACATCATATATGACTGTATCATCTATAGGTTCTTGTTCTCCACCTACATATACAGTAACTATACATGCAAAACAAAGTACTGCAAGATCAGGAAGATATGTATGGTATTCAACTAATGGTGGTTCAAGCTATACTAAGATATCTTCACCAGCTGTAAGTACATCTGATCAATCTTTTGGAAATATAAGTGTAACATCAGGAACCACTTTAATACTTGCCATAGGAGATAATATAGATATAAATGATGGTACTACAGCAGCTTCTGTGGGTGTAGGGGCATATGCATCTTTACCATCAGGATGTCCAGGAAGAGTGAGTCCACCAGCTATATTTGCTAATCAAACGGTATATTTATATGGTAATAGTACATCTTATGATTTAGCTTGTACTTAATAATATTAAAAAATAAAATAACAAAAAATGAAAACAATTCAACCAGTAACTTCTTGGGCAAATGGTTCAGCAGTCCAAGCTAAAATCTTAAATGCTTATGTTATTAGTGATAACTTAGCTACTCAAGCAACCTTTTATTATGCTCTATTAGAAGAAAATGATGATTTAACAGTTGGAGCAATGGTAGCACAAGGAAATTTAACAATGACAGGTGCAGATTACTTAGCTTATGAAACTAATAATTATGCTTGGGATTGGATAGCATCCACATTAAAATTAACTATTACAGGTGATTATGTGACACCAGTTCCTAGTACATCAGGTACAAGCGGTAGTTCAGGTACATCAGGAACATCTGGCACTAGTGGAACTTCAGGTACGAGTGGTATCTAAAATATTTTTTTAATTAAATTAATTAAACTAATTTTGATTAAAATATATATTTTATGAAATCAATTGAATTAAAAGTTTCAAAAGAAAACATCAATGGTAGAGATACATTCTTTACCACTTATGATTTATTAAAAACAGCTATCAATAATCCACAAGAAGGATTTAATGTAGATGAAATGGTAAAAAGACTTCGTTTACTTAACAAAGTAGATGAGCATAAAGAGCTTTTTGACATTAAACCAGAAAACTTTACTGATGCTGACTTAGAAAAGAAAGCTACATTAGAATTAGAAGATGCTGATTTTACCAAGTTAAAAGAGCTTTTTAACCAAGTTAAATGGGGTGTAGTATCTCAAACAATAGTAGATATTCATACTGATTTAAGTAAATAATTCTTCCCCCTATAAAAAGAAAGCAGGCCTAAAAACCTGCTTCTTTTATTTATATGTTATTCTTTGGTTTACTTTGATATATTGTAATCCCATCTTTCACTTCGGTTATCCATTCTGTTGTATTATCGCTAGTAGATATTAATACTTGACTTGTTTTTAAATTATAGTTTTGGTTGTAGTATTGTTCTGCTCCCAAATATGGTCCTTCTAATCCATCGACATAAGCATTACATATCTGTTCTTTTTCTTTTTCAAGATATTTTTCCCATTCAATAGTTACTCCCATTATTTTAAGAAAATCATTTAATTCCATTAGTTCTTGCATTGCTGTTTTCATAATATTTGTTTTATTTTATCTATAACCATACTAGCTGGTATTGTCCTTTGACATTCAAAGTCTTTATTTCGTGGGCACCAGTTCCAATGTGGATCTAATTTAATATTTGGATCATTCCAACATCCATTACATACATCAGGGTTAGTTACTCTATAACAATCAAATTCATGGTCAGATTCAGTAAAGTTAGAAATCATTACCACCTTTTGATTTAATGCCCATGCTAACCAAGATAACCCTGAACTAAGTCCAATAAATAGTTTTGCTCCTGCAATAACATCCATTGTATTTCTAATGTCAGTATTTGTTATTTTATAACAATTATCAAATGGATTATCTTCTTTAGAAACATTTACTACATTATATCCTTTACCATCCAGATAGTTTATTACTTCCTGCCATCCTTCTCTAGTCCAGAACTTGCATTCCATAGTAGAATTAGTAGCAATAGCAACATAATTAGGAGTTTTATTGCCAAGTATTTCATATGTGTCTTTAAGCTTAGGCTTAACTTCCATGTATTCCAAACCAAGTATATTAGTAGCTGCTTGTTGTAAAGGAATAGTATTACATAAAACTGGTTCTTTATTTTCATCCCACTTCCAACCTATTCTATATAAAGCATAACAATTAATAGTAGTGCCAGGCTTAACAAGTTCTAATTCAGGATAATCTAATATATGATTCCAAAATGTAGATAGTACCACATGGCAGTTATGTGCTTCTTGAAATTTTAAGGCATATCCTGTCCATGCAATTGTATCACCCAGAGATTTACTATCTATAACTATAAATACTGTCTTATTTGTAAAATCTAAGGTGTTTTTATAGATCATATGACCATCTTGCCAAACCTTAGCTGTGTATTTGATATAGTATTGTTTATTTAATTTTACCCAATGGTTTGACTTTATTATATTTTCATAAACAATCTTGCCTTTTTCATCTAAAAATTGAACTTTAAAATTACTATTTGAAATACCTTTAATTTCCAAAAATGCACCATCAACAAAATGTTGTGTTATTTTTACAGATTGTTTTCTAATAGGAAACTTTAATATCTTATCGTAACAAGTTTCATGTCGCAAAGCAAATACGGATGAGTCATTATTAAAAACATATTCACTCTTAGGTTTATCAATAGTATTTAAGTCTGCATCTATTGGGTATAAATAATCAGCATATTCTGTCGGATATGACGGCAATAAGCGGCTAACTATTGGAAGCTTGTATGATATGGCTTCTTTTAAAACTAGTGGAGCACATTCATTTATTGAATTAAACATAAAAATATCAGCAGCATTCATAAAAGTATCTATGTCTGCCCTTTCACCCCATATTTTAACATTTGCAGGTACATCTTTCATTAATGGTTCCCAATACTCAGCAAAATTCATTGCTTGATTGCCAACTGAGTGAAATTGTATATCAGGATATTTGCGAGCTATTTCTAGCATTTCACCCTGATTTTTACCTTTTGTCCATAAACCAACATTTAATACATGTTTTTTGTTATTTTCAAATCCTAATTTATATCTTGAAGCCCATCTAGAAGGATTGAAATCACTATTAAATTTTTTTTCAATTGGATATTCTATTACTTCAAACATAGATTCCATTTCAGAATATGTATCAATATGATATGGAGTGCAAAATAAGTATAAATCAGGATGATATATTTTATCAGAATTTGGATTAAACATTACATCATGTGGTGTTTCTATAATCCTATAAGACCTATTATTTGAATATAAAGCATTTGCAAGTTCTTTAGGTAATCTTTCTGCTACATCTTCAATATGCACTATATCAGGCTTTATTTCATTGATAATGTCCATTACTCGCATTTTATTCTCACCAGCTTCATAAAACCTATCACCAAGTAAATCTAATATTTTATTTCTTTGTACTACATAAGCAGCTCCATGAAAATTAAGTTCTATGCAATACACTTCTATATTAGTATAAGCCTGTAAGCTTTCTATTCTTTTTAATGCAAATTGAGGTGCTCCTCCTGTGCTAAGGTGTAATTCAAGCAGTAATACTTTCATTTTTTATCTTTTCTTCTATGTATATATACGATTGCCATTATAGTGCTTCTATTTCTTTTTTAATAAAATCTGGAAGTTCTTCAAATTGATATTGAATAAAAATACCATCAGATATTTTTTTATACCATAATGGTTGATACCATTCTTCGCCATTTATTAAAATTTTATTAGAAGTTTTTTCTAAAAAATTAGAATCTGTTTCAATTAACTTAATGTTCGGTGTTACTATTGTTTTCATAATTTTGTAAATAATGATTTATTTTGATTTTGGTATTAAATATTTTATTATAATGTATTTCTGCATTATCTTCAAACTCATTTTCTCTAAAAGGTGTATTTATAGGCATATTTTTTAAGCAACCCTCAATAAACATATTACACAAATCTTCTTTTTCCATTTTCATAGCTTCGGAAAATAATTTATCTATGTCTTTCCAATCCATTTTTAAACATAAAGGTTCTAATGAGTTTTCTTCTAATTGTTTTTTTACCCATTTTAATGTTGTCATTTTTTTTGTTTTTTTTGTCGTGATAATAAATTTTTGTCGCATAAAAATGTCGCAAAACTATTTTTTTACATTTTCTTTTAATTCTATTAATATTTGACATAATTCTACAAATTGACCATAAAATTGTCTATCTGTATTATTATAATCATGATACCCTCTTTTTATATATTCTTCTTTTAATAATTCTAATTCTTCAATAAATTGATTTAATGTTTTTTTCATAAGTTATTTATTTAGTTATTTTATAAATTCATTTATCTTATCTATATTTTTTTCTCCATGATAGAATAACAATTCTTTTTCATTTGCAGGAACTTTAAACCAATCTGAAACCATATATGAATATCCTTTAAATTCAAGTCCTTTTCTTAATCCATTAACATAAACTAATGGTAATCCATTATATACTTTGTAATCATATAGCATTGTTTGTAAAATTGTTTCTTCGTTAAAGCTAGCGTATTTAGCGTTATCCTTTAGTATAACCGGATGATTGCATCTATAATACCAAAGTTCTAAAAAATCAATACATTTTTGCCCTGCTACAAAATATCCTGTTTGCCTATATCCGGTGTTGTGTCTTTCCATTTGATTTGAACCAAACAATTCACATGCCGGTGCTTCCAATGTACCACTTAAATCTTCTCTACTTTCAGCTCCACCTCTACCATTAACTATAAGATATTCATATATACCTTCAGTGAAATAAGGATAGCTAGATTCAGCATCAAAATAATCAAAGATTAAATTTATATACTTAGTAGCTATACTATCTGTATCTATATAAGCTACTTGATTAGCATAATTTTCTAGTGCATGCTTTACTATCTTAGGCCTTTCTATTAAAAGTTTATAAATCTGATTATCTTCTCTATCTATGTAATCTTTTCTTTTCTGTAAATGTTTTACATCACATTCCCATCTAATGGTAAATGTATTTTCTACGTTTATTTTATTGTCCGAATTAAGCATATAAACGTAAATAGGATAAGAGCTATGATTTCTAATGGAATTACAACAGCAAACCACAAGATCCAAATAGGAGTCATCAGCATAAAGGACATAAGCTTTTTCATCTTTAACATTTTTGTTTATATAATAACCATAAAACTCATTGCCATATAGAAGCTCAAGTTCAGGGTATCTTTGCTCCATTATATCTGGTGTTAAGTCTGGCTGTAAATGGATTTCATACTTATTTCCCTCATATTCATCTTGAAACATTGAATAGGGTACTGCAATTAAAAACTTTTTACCTTTTAATCTTAAATAACTTAATAGGCATTGGCCTTCATCAATTGACAAGTGTTCTAAGATATCACCCATTATAAAAAAATCATAATAATCATAGGCACTTGCAGGCATGTTTACTACATTCCAATTGTAGACTTTATCATATTTGTTTTCTAAATTATATTTTTCTATATATGGTTGCCATATTTCTATTGCATCCATTTTATATCCATATCCACGCAATAAATCAGAATAAGTGCCACATCCAGCACCAATATCTAGTATTTTAGCATCTAATGGTATATTCTGTAAAACCCAATTTCTAACTGAATCTTTATAAAATGGATAGCTTGTTGGCATATTATCTTTTTAGCAAAGCTATATAATTAATTTAATTAAATTAAATAATATTAATAAAATTATTACCTTTATATCATGAAAATAGAAGTAAGTATAGGTGAAGTGGTAGATAAGTATACTATCCTAACCATCAAAAAGCTATTCATCCATGATAGTGAAAAGCTTGCAAACATTGAAAAAGAGTGGAAAATCATTAAAACAGCATTAGCAAAAAAATACCCAGAAACATTAACAGATCCATTTACTCAAGAACTTTATGACATCAATAAAAAGTTATGGAAAGTAGAGGATGATCTTAGGGATTGTGAGCATAAAAGCCATTTTGGAGATAATTTTGTGGAATTAGCTAGAGAAGTTTACCAATTAAATGATGTCAGAGCCATTATTAAAAAACAAATTAACCAAAAATATGGTTCTGAATTGGTAGAAGAAAAATCCTATAAACAACACTAATATGAACAAAGTAAAAGAAATTTTAATATCTTACATAACTGCTATCAATCCTACCCAAGAGCAAAAGGAAATAGCTGAAAAAAGACTTGAAGTATGTATGGGATGTGAATCATGGGTGCAATCACCAATTAGAGATTATTGTGGTAAATGTGGGTGTACAACTAGTGCTAAAGTATTCAGTCCAGTGGGTGCAGAAGCATGTCCAGAAAAATTATGGCCAATGTAATGAAAATAATGTAATTATACTTATATTTGAGGAAAATATATACATAATGCAACATAATGGTCAAGCTGATGTATCTACATTAATTAGTTTAGTTAGTGCAGTTGTAACAATAAGTTCGATTCAACCTATTGTCAGCTTGATTGCTGGTTTGGTTGCGATAGTATCAGGAATATTTGCAATTAGATATTATCATCTAAAAACTAAAGATATAAAAGATAAAGACAATGGCTAAGAATATTTTAATTTTAGCATTGTTAATAGTATTATTCTTCTTCATGTTTGGAGATCCCAGATATGTAGGAGATAAAGTCATCACCAAGATTGACACCATAAAAATTCCCCACGACACTACGATTTATAAAAAAGGCAAAGATATAGCCTATAAAGTTATAGATAAAGTTTATCTAACTGACACATTACCAATACATGACACAGCTTTTATAGTTAAAGATTACAATGAAGTAAAAGCATATTCAGATACTTTACATATAAATACGGATAATAGCGTATATATTCAAGATACGATTTTCCAAAATAAAATTATTGGAAGAGGTTATCAATCTCATTTTGTAGAAAAAACAATTACAATTACCAACGATATATATCATAAGCCTAAAAATGAACTTTATTTAGGTTTAATTGGCGATTTAAGACAATTTGATAAGAAATTAGGAGTAGGTGTTGGAATAAACTACAAGAAGCAAAATGAAGCTTATAATTTAAGCTATACAACTAATCAAATCACATTTGGTATTTATAAGAAAATATTTTAATATGAAAGAGAAATTAAATGTTTCAGCAAACCCATTACCAATAAGCTTCAAAGATTTTGCAAAGTCCCCTATTGCAGGCACATTATTTGTGGTATTAATTGGTATATCATATTTGTATGTAGACATTAGAAATACATTTCAATCTCAAGCTAAAGCACAAGATATTAGAGTGGAAAAATTAGAGCATAGAGTTGATATTGTAAGTGATGCTTTGAGAAAATCAGATTCATTAAGTGCTGTTTCAACAACTAAATTATCTACATTAAAAGAATTAGGAGCAATAAAAGGAATAAAATAATGAGATATTTTTTAATGATATTTTTATTTGGATGTTCAGTAACTGCTCAGAAGCCTAGCAATGATTTAAAAGATGATGCAGAATTTCAAGCATTAATTAAAAGAACTGAAGAATCTGCTAAACAAAGTGTAGTTGCTCAGGCAAAAGCTGATGAGGCTCAAAAACAAATAGTAACGGAAACCGTTAGTAAAATAGTGAAATTAAAAACAGAATTAAATGAAGTTAAAGCAAAGCTTGATTCTATTGATATTGATACTGGTAGTACATACATCATATTGCCAATATCCAATCACAAAGAAAATTAAAAATGATTCTGTTATTATTATAACAACTAAACAAGGTCAAGAAATTAATAATTTATATAATTCTTATAATGACACAATAAAAACTTTAAAAAATTATTTAACAGATAAAAATATTAAATATGATTCCCTCTTTAATAGCATTAATGATATCAAAGATACATTCTACAATTATAAATGGCGTTACGAAATTAATAAACAAACTTACTATAAAAGGGAAGCTGATTTTAAATCTACTCAAAAACTTGAACAAATAGGAAAATACATTTTAGTAGGAATAATATTTTTACAATTTGAAACAATATCATATTTACAACATAAAATAAAATAAAATGATAAAGAATTTTATTAATTGGATAGCAGGATTTTTTGACTCAAGCAGTGAAAAAACTTCAAGTAAAAGATTAGTAGGTATTGCAGGAGCATTTACCTTATTTGTAACTTTATATTCTAATTCTCATAGTGATACTCATATTGCTCCTTCAGAAGCTCTTGTTTGGGCTGATGTAGTAGTTATTTGTACTTCATTAGGATTAGCTTCAGTAAAAGAAATTGGAGATATGATGGGCAAAATTAAAGGCACAACAACTCCAGAACCAACACCAACAAAATCAGAAGAATAATGGCAAATTTTGATCCGTACTTCCCAAATATTTTGAAATTTGAGGGAACAGTTTATGAAAATGATCCAACCGATACAGGTGGATGTACACATTTTGGTTTAATATTAGATGATGTAAAAACATTTTTTAATAAGCCAAATGCAACATGTGAAGATGTAAAAGCATTAACAAAAGATGATGCTAAAGCAATGTATAAAAAAATGTATTGGGACAAATTTAAAGCTGATGAAATCAAAAATCAATCATTAGCAGAATACATAGTAGATGGTGCAATTAATCAAGGAGTAGGCACAATTACAAAATATATCCAACAAGTATTAGGATTGGAAGCTGATGGAATTTTTGGTAGTAAAACATTAGCTGGAGTGAATAGTCATGATGGGGCAGATTTATATTCTAAATTAAAACAAAAAAGAATCGATAAATATAATCGTATTGTAGAAAATAACCCATCACAAGTGAAGTTTATTAAAGGTTGGATGAATAGGGTTAATGCGATTGATTATTCAGCGTAATAACCAAAATAAACTATATGCGTTCAAAAAATGGTAATGCAAACATAGCTAGAAAGTATCGTTCAGAATATCCTGATATGCCTACTTTAAAATTAGCTAGGATAATGTATAATGAAAACAATCTAGCTTTTAAAGATGTAGAAACAGCTAGACATTCATTAAGATACATAGAAGGAAAAGCAGGATTTACACAAAAAAAATATGTAGAAAAAAGTGAATTTTACAAAGCAGAAGATAGGCCAAGAAATCCATATAATCTTCCATCTTCTGATGAAACTGCATTTGAACCATTTGTATTTAAAGGGCATAAAAAAGTTTTAATATTATCTGATATCCATGTGCCATATCATAGCATAGATGCAATAACAGCAGCTATACAATATGCTAAGAAAAGTAAGCCTGATGCTTTGCTATTAAATGGAGATACGATTGACTGCCATAGATTAAGTCGATTTATAAAAGATCCAAAGAAGCGTAACTTTAAGCTTGAATTAGATACATTCAAAGCTCTATTTGATGTATTTGAAAAAGAATTAAAGTGTAAAATCTATTTCAAAATAGGTAATCACGAAGAAAGATATGAGCATTTCTTATATGAAAAAGCTGGTGAATTAGTAGGTGTTGAGGAGTTTGAATTTGAAAATATCATTAAAGCAAGAGCAAGAGGAATAGAAATCATAGGAGATAAAAGACCAATGAAGTTAAATAATTTGTGGGGCATTCATGGTCATGAGTATGTGGGTGGAATATCTGCACCTGTAAATCCTGCAAGAGGATTATTTTTAAAGTCAAAAGTTAGTTGTTTCCAAGGACATAATCATCAAAGTAGCGAACATACAGAACCAACTTTGACCGGTAAAATGGTAACTACTTGGTCACTCGGCTGTCTTTCGGAACTCCACCCTCAGTACATGCCTTTGAATAAATGGAATCATGGTTTTGCGGAAGTTGATTTAGATGAAAATGGGGAAGATTTTGAATTTCATAATAAGCGAATTTTTAAAGGAAAAATAGTTTAAATTATGGCATATGTATATCGTCATATTAGGCATGATAAAAATGAACCGTTTTACATAGGTATAGGTAGTGATAGTAATTATAAACGTTCCAAGCAAAAAAACGCAAGAAATAATATTTGGAAAGGCATAGTTAGTAGGACTACCTATGATATAGAAATTTTATTTGATAATATTTCTATTGAGGAGTCAAAGGTAAAAGAAATTGAATTTATTGCATTATATGGTAGAATTGCTAACAATGATGGCATATTAGCAAATCTTTCGGGTGGTGGTGAGTGTAACGAAAACCCAAGTTTGCTTACTAGGCAAAAGATATCAATTGCGACTAAAGGTGTTAATAATCCATTTTATGGTAAAAAACATACAAAAGAAACAAAAGAATATATTAGTAAAGTTCAATTAGGCATAAAAAAACCCCCATTATCAGAGGAAACTAAAAAGAAAATAGGTAATGCTAATAGAGGTGGGAGTAGTTGGGTGAAAGGGTTAAAACAGCCTATTGCTGCCCAAAAAAGAACTGGAGTAGGTCATCCAAGATATAAAGGCAAAATTGATTGCTATGATTTAGAAATGAATCTTATTGGGACATTTGATTGCGCAAGAGATATTGTTAATGAATTTGGTATTAAGCATATAAATGATATTAGAAGGGTTTTAGTAGGTGAAAGAAGCTATCATAATGGGATGATATTTAAATATTCTAATAATTAACCCAATGGCACACATCAAAATCATATATCGCAAATTAGGAAAAGAACAAGCCTATGGCATTGCTTCATCCGATGGTGTTATTGAGTTAGATAGTAGATTAAAATCTAAAAAACATCTTGAGGTATTAATACATGAAGTTTTACACATTTTGCAACCAGAAGATAGCGAGGAAGAAATAATTGAAAAATCCATAACTTTAACTAAAATATTATGGAAAGAAAATTATATAAGAATTGATCAGTCGGATCATGAACCTCTACAAGATGGATCAAAATGAAAGCGTATAGAATATATTTCATAAAAAACGGCATAAAACTAACTAAGTTAGTCTATGCCGAATCTATGTCTGAAATACTATTCAAATTTAAGGATTTAGATATTATCCTTGTTAAAGAAATAGATATGCTTCCAGATGGTGATATTGATATTATATCTTTAAATTAATCTTCTATCCCCCAAAGATCAATATCATCTTCAAAATCCTCTTCCACTTTTAAAAAAGTTTCATTAATTTGTTCTTCAGTAAATGTAAGACTAAGTAATAATGATTTTAAAGCTTTGGCTACTTCATGAATAGTTGTACCATCAATATCTTCTTTACTCATGTAATCAACTGATGGGTTTGTGTTGATAGAATGTTCAACACCATAGGTAGTAATTGTAATTTTCATTTTTAGTTTATTTAAAATTAATAAATAGCAAATTCTAAGTCTTTTTTCTTTTTTTCCCTTAATTTTCTGCTGTAGATAATATCACATTCTTTACATGAAAATACTCTACCATCATTAGTGGTTTTTGACCTATAAAAGTCATCTAAATCTTTTAATTTTTTACATTTTATGCATTTCTTTTTCATAATTCAGGTTTAATAATTAAATAATAACAATCCAATCCATTGGGTTTTAGTTCAGATGTCCATATTTTTAACATTCTTTTTCTATCATCCCCATCATTAAATTTATATTCTCTAATCAGCATTTCGTTCTTGAATAATTGAATTATCCCCTTGCAGTTCCCTTTCCCTTTCTTCATACTTCTTTTTTAATTCTTTATAGTCAGCAATTAATTGTGCAATTCTTTCTCTTAATGTTTCATTTTCAAGATTAAGGATGTAATTCTGGGAAATCTCGTAATTGTTCTTCATCTTTTTCGGTATTAGGTAAAATAAATTTTCTATTAGTTAATGGATTGTTTGTCCATTTATTATACAAATCATACATTTCATCAAATCTTTCTTGGTCATACCATGCGTTATGATATAGCTCTGCCATAATCATTTGTCTTTCGTAGGCAGTTAAATCGCCAAATGTGGTGAAATTTTCTTTTTGTACTGGTGTACCTAAAATATCTTCTTTTGTCATAATTTATTGGTTTTTGAATTTCCATATTTCGATAACTGCTTTAATAGCAAATACACAAAACAGGATAAAAATAATTAATTGAAATGCAGGTAGAAAATCTACAAATGATGTAGGATGTATGGCACTATCCCATACGAATTTTAAATAATCTAACATAATATTAAAAATTTGAGTTTACGGTTAATACATGAACTTTACCTACCCTATTGTATTTTATCACTTCAGGTAATTGTAGGTTATGTTTTATTCTATATTTAATTGCTTGTTGTGTTATTGTAGCATCAGGATTTTTCCTGTTTGCTCTAAATAACGATGGATCAATTTTAGATGCATATTCTGATACACTAATTTGTTTCGTTTTCATTTACTTCTATTGTTTTTATTGTTTCTTTTATTACTTCTTGTTCATTGTTTGCCATTATTCTATGCAGATAATCTTCTACTTTAGTAAGGTCTGCACTAGCAGAATTCATGATGTATTTACCATCTTTTTCAATGGAATAAAGGATTGCCCCTGTAAATGATGTTTCTTTTATTATTTGATAGATTGCCATAAATATTATTATTTTTCTTTAAATACAATTACTAAATTATTTGTTTCTTTTACATATACCCTAAAGTCTACTTCCAAGTGGTATTGTTTATCTTCGTAGTCATATATCATTCTATCACCTTTGGTTAAAGGAATAGTACAATTTAAGTCTAGTCTGATGTGTTCATTGGAATCTTTAATCCATGTAAAATTGATTTTTGTTTGGTTATCCATTGTTTAATTTTTAAAGTGTTTATCAAATATTTCGTTAAAATAAAATTGTCTATTAGAAGCTACGGAATTGATTTCTTCGGCAAAATCATCCCATTGCTTATCAGTTAAGTAAATACCCCATTTATCAGCTAATGCTTGCCACATTACCACAAAGTCATCCATATCTAAATTAGACAATACATCTTTTTTAAACATTTTGAAAAAGGTAGTTCTCAACAATTCTTTAGTGTCTGTATTATTTCCCATAAATAATTCTTTTAAGTTCATAGAATATGTTCACACTAAAATATAAAGTACAAGCTAATGGAACACTAATGATGCAAAATTTGAGCAATTGTAGGCTCAGTAATAACGAATCTTTTAATTTTTTCATATAGATTTAGTTTTGATTTGATTACAAATATATAAGTTAATTTAATTACAGCAAAATAATTTAATTTAATTAATTAAAGAGATTCAAATGCTTCCCAATTATATCTATCAATTTCTTGTTGCAATTTCCCCTTTAACTCCTTGATTTTCCCCTTTACTGCGTATACATTTTTTACATTTCCTTGCAATAATTTAAAGTTTAATGCTTTAATTTGATTTTGTAGTTTTTTAATGTTTTTCATTCTAGATAATTTAATAATTGTAAAATTTATTTGATTTTGATTTAGCAAATTAGATAATTTAAAAATGTGGTGAAGATTCCCAAAGATCCATTTCTGGGTTAGTCGCCCCATGTTTAGGTGAAGCATAAAAATTGGCAAAAAAATGTGCGTGATAACGAATACGCACCCCTCGTTAACCTAACTATTTAAAGTTAAATAAGGTATTAAAAGTTAGATTTATTATATGTTTTATGCTTTAGACCAAGTCCAATTATAGCAACCAATTGCGTAATATTTGATGCCATCAATAACGATTGGTTTGGATGTATCAATTGCCTCTAGTTTACCATCCCAATAAACTTTTTCAATAATGACATCATAAAAGTCATCATATTCATAGAAAGAGAAAGAGCATTCTTTTGCTAGCTCTTCCGTTCCAATGCCTTCTAGGATTTTCTTACAATTAGCCAAATCAAATTGGGGACATTCCCATCCATTCCATCTATCCCCAAATGAGATGCCTTCAAATTGGTCAAATCCATCAGCAGTTTCGATTTCAAATAAAGTCTTTTCCATTATGTGGTTTTTTGGTTAATACGAGCCATTTCTAGCTCGTTTCAAGGATTTACCTATCATCAGTTAACCTATGCGATTATATCATCGTGTAGAGCTTCTAATTCACTTAGCCACCCATTATAGTAGTTGTTTTGTGCATCTTCAAGGATTACACAATTAAATGTGCTTTGCAAATCATCATTCCATCCACTATCGCAATTGTCTTGGATTTTGGCTAAGATTTGTTCTAATCTGAATTTGATTTCTAAATTTGTCATTGTTATTTTTTTAATTGGTTTCTTAATAGATATGATTCTATTTTGTTATGCACGATGTCGAACTGCTCTTGCATAAATTCGGTGTATCTGCTACCACCATCACCATCATCTTCCCAAATTGGTTCAGTGGTATATTGATAGGTTTGTTGAATAAATAAGTCAGCTAGGTCACAAGCTAATTCATTGATATAGAATGTACCTTTTGGTGTTGCGTTTAATATTTCCATTTTATCTAATTTTAAAGTTTGTAAATTGTTTGTCTAATTCAAATGCGTTCATCCAAGATAATTGGATTGGCTCTTCACCAAAATAGTTTATAGGATTACCTAGAATCTCGCAGATATCCAATCCATCAATTTGTTGGGTATTCAATGGCTTAGATTCATCAGTTCCCCAAATTTCGCAGAATGGTACATCATCTGCATCTTCTTGATGGTAGTTGACATCCAGAATAGTTCCATCTTTTAAGACAAAACCATACCAAAAATCACCTACATCACCCATAGTTAAATCAAACATAAAAACTTGTCCTTGATAATGCAAAGTCAAAACTTTGTTATCGTAGTCAATAACGAATTTCTTTTCCATTTTTAATTGTTTTGGTTAATATGCGTATTGCTACGCATTTCGGATATTCAATCCTCATCAGTTAACCTTTTTAATCTTTTGCAAATTGTATGGTATGCAATCCAAGTAAAAATCAAAGCTATAGCCATAAATAGCCATTTCTTTGCCCATTTGTATCAAATCTGAATATTGTATACCTCTTTCGATTTCTAGGTCATTAAATCGCCTTAAAATGGCTTTTATTTTTCTAGGCAATTTGTTGGTGCATTCAAATAAATCTTTGCTCATAAAATTTAATTTTTAAATTATAATTTTTTACAAATGTTTCTGCTTCTAACTCAGAATTGAAATAATCATAATCCATACCAAAGTCGATTGGATTGCCATCTTCATCAATAGAAATATATTCCACACCATATCTTCTTTTACTATCCAGAATATAATCTGAATCTTCACATCTTGATACTTTAAATTTTTTCATTTTGTTTAGTTTAATAAGTTTATAATTGAATTAATTGTCCATCGAATAAAATAAATTCCACATCACACTCAGCAATGTCGCCATCTAAATTGTCATAAAAACTTGTCCAATATCCTTCATCATTATTGTACATTTTCTTCCATTGTTTTGGTGTGTAATGCTCATGTAAGCAATCATCGGAGCAATAATACTCTTCACCATCATTGATGACATAAACCTCATTTGTGGGCTTATTACAATGGTCACATTTTCTAGCGAATCTTTCGCCATTTTGAATCATAAATTCAATTGAATAATTTGTTGTCATAAAATTGTTATTGGTTAAGACCATCCGAAGATGGTTTCGCATATTGAATGCTCGTCAGTTAACCTGCGTAGATAGTATCAAATAATCTCTCATCTAATGTGCGTTGTTGGTCAAATGTTTTTTTCAATTTGCCATGAATCAATTCATTGAATGCATTGTATACTATCCATTGGTTTGGTCTAGTGTTCAATTGTGCAGTTTCTCTTTCAACTACATCAAAGATGAATCTTGCATTTGCACTAGGCTCGGGATTTTTATCAGACATCTCATATTTGAACAATCCTAATGACTTTGCAGTCACTTTAACGTAATCTTCCAAGTTGTAAATTGGTCGTTCAGCAAGTACCTCAAATTTGCGTTTAAGGGTAAAAAATTCGTTATCCATAAACTTGCTAACAATGTCATCCAATTTAGGCATTACAATGTCAGCAATCGCACCACTATGCTTTACAGAGAATCCTATGTGAGTTTGAGCAACATGCAATCCATTGTCACATACTTTCCTCCAAAATCCAAAGCTACCACTAGTCTTACAAGAGCCATCGTAACTATTAACGAATCGTAACATTGGTCTAAGCAAATCCTTATCACCTTTAACCTCGATTTTGTATCGGTCATCTGCTAGGATGTAATCTACCACAAAGCTACGATTGTCACGATTGATGCTTCTTTGTTGGTAGTAAATGTCTGCATCAATTAACTTCTCTTCCACACCTAGAAAAAACTTCTCATTAGGTAAGTGACCATAGGAGTTAGATACAACATTTACAATTTGATTCTCACATACGATGGCATTCTCTAAACCTCTTCTAGATGGCATTCCTGTCAACTTCTCCAATGGGACAACCTCAGATGTCACCAAGACATTATCTTGTCTAGAATTGGCTAAAAGTGTGTTTAATTTTGATTCAGTTTGTTCACTAGTTAATCCGAATGCGTTGAATTTGTCGTTCATTTGATTTTTCATAATTGAAATTTTTTAATTGGTTAAGACCTGCCTAAGCAGGTTTCGGATATTGAATCCATCATCAGTTAACCTTTGGTGCAAACATTTCACGACCTTGTCTAATGAATGCACTATATTCCTCATCTCCCATACATTCTCTTAATTCATTTTGGATAGAATGATAGGCAATAGTTAAAAATCTTGCTACCTCTTTATTTTCTTGTTCATCAATTAGCATGTTTACATCTAGTAAATCGCTGAATAATTTTCTTTCGTAATTTGTCATTTTATTTATTTTTTAAAGTTTTGATTAATACATATCCTAGTAAGAAAATAGTGCCAATCACAATGGCATCCACAATATTGATTTCTCTCATTTTATCTAGTTTAATAATTTATGAATTTTGGTTTCAAATCCCAATTGGGAGATGTTATATATATCAGAATAACTAAAAGTCTTTTTCCCTAGGAGGATTGCAAATTTTGTCGCAATCTCATTATGAGGATAAAATAATACATTTCCGTAAACTGATTTTTCTTTGAATTCTGCTAACATAAAATTGTTTTTAATATGTGTGTACAATTGTGAATAAATCGGGGCTAAATCTACCTTCTAATTCGTGCAATACTAGTGTGCCATCTAAATTAATGGCTTCCACATTGAATACATCAAATTGGTGGGTGTAATCATCGGTGAACGATACTGAATCGCCAATCTTAAAATTTGTCATTTTATATAGTATTAAAAGTTAAATGGGGACATATTTCAGTCCCCTATATTATTTATTTACCTTGAATTTCTCTGATTTGCTTATAATAATTGTAATAATCATCAGCAATCATTTGATTCAGTTCCTTCTCTCTTGAGCCACTTGGAGCATTATCAGCTTTTTCTTGCCAATTACATGATGTAATTAAGTAAGTGTGTCCTAAATCATCCATTCGTTCAGCAGTTAATTCAATTAAGAAATTGCCATTCTTTAATTCGTTTCCTTTAATTACGTTTGACATATATAATGTTATTAGGTTTCGGAAGTTCTGCTTCCATCATCAGTAGTGCGAAATAATAGCACTAGACCTAAAAGGTCAGGAATTCAGTATATATAATATAACCTTAAAACATTACTTATATTATTACAACATTAGTAGTAGTGATATGTTCCTCCGGTGAAGAGTATCGTATATACCTGCATCCTTTCTAGCTACACCACTTAAACTACTATATATATTGGAGTGAGATACTTTCGTATTTTGACCAAACTCAATGGTAGTAAGGGTTTACTTGATATTTCAAAGAACGATGTTGCAACATTGAATAGGTGTATTCCTCTCGATTGCAAAACAAAGATAGTATTTTATTTTATATTTGAGCAAATTAGATATATTATTTTATAAATGTGGATAACTTTTTAATTTAATTAATAGATATGAACAATTCAATAGAATAGCGATATTTCGCATTTTAAGACAATTCTAGACTCCCCAAATGATTTTGATAGGATTACCTTAACCACATTGAGATAATTTAAATTTGAGCAAATTAACTTTTTTATTAATACATAACTAATTGATAGATCTAAATTATTTAGCAATACTAATCCTCTTAGCAATTCCCCATTCCCATCCCCCCCCAATCCCATCTATACCAAATTACCCCAAACTAATAGCCCCAACCCAAGCAAATCAGCAAGAGAATACCCCATCATCCAATGTGCAAGACAACCATCAAACGCAATGCAATAGCCACTTCCAATGACCATGACCAATGCCCAACCCCAACTCCAAACTAAACTGCCAACGGATTTCCATTAGCAAGGGTACTCGGTCAGAGGTAGCGAGAAACCCCAAAAAAAATCTTCGCCACCTATAGCGGGGGGCACCTTGTGCGAACATTGATGAATGTTGGGTTGAATTTTTACTATAGGAATGGTGAATTTGTGGTAAAAAACAATACACTGTACGATTTACTGTACAATTATTTTTTGTATATTTGGTAAATATTTTATCATGCTGGAACAAATTACAGGTGAAACAGTAACCACAGATAAGTGGCATCCAAGCAAGCCAATATTTAAAAAAACTGGCAAGGCTACTCCAAAGCAAAAAAAGCTTATGATGATGAAAGCAATCAAAACCAATAATCCACAAACCCAAATACCTTAATCACATGGAAGCTAAATTAGGATCAGGAAAAAGATTTGCAGAAATCAAAAACAAAGCTGCAGAGTCATACGAAAATAAAGGCATGAGCCCTGAACACGCTAAAGAAGTTGGAGCTGCTATTGCGGCTAAAATAGGCCAAAAGAAATATGGTGTAAAGAAGATGTCAAAGCTTGCTGTAATGGCAAAAAAAAAGTAGATACTAAACAGCTAGATGATGGCAGTTATGCTATGGATGGTTGGAGTTATTAAGCCCCTTAGTTTTTAGTTGAATATAAAACAAGCCTCCCTTAAAAAAGGAGGTTTTTATTTTTAGTATATAATTATATATCATTCATCATTATGATGTATATTGCATCAAATTACATCACATGAAAAAAAGAATTACAATTACACTTTCAGAAGAAAGTTACATTAAACTACAACTTTTGGCCAAAAAGAAAAAATGGTCATTGAGTAAAACAGTAGAAGATATTCTAGAAAAACACATAGCAAAACAAAAACCAAATGCCAAAGAAGATAATTCTTAACATAACACCACAAACACATGTTAGGGCTACTCAAGGTGATTCAATATTCTTTAGAATACCAAGAGAAAAATTAAGGCCATCTGGATTAAGCAGATTAATGAGATTGGAAAAATACAACCAATACAAAATTGATCTTGCAGCTGAAGCTAAACGAAAACAATTTATCCTTCCCCCAATAGGAGCATCAATTACTTTTTTCCTACCTGTACCACCATCATGGTCAAAGAAAAAAAAGGCATTACATCATGGCCGATTCCACCAGTCAAAACCAGACATCGACAATCTCCAGAAAGCTTTCTTAGATTCACTGATGGCTGAAGATAAACAAGTAGCTCATCTCGAAGTGCAAAAAAGATGGGTTGACTTTGAATTAGGATGGATAGAGATCACAAGCAAAGAATACGAAGAAGTTCTTACATTACCAACCCCAAGATAAGCCTCTCGCCAAAGACTCCGCTTTTATGAGTATTATATACGCAAATTCTATTTAACATAATATTTATTATAAGATTTAGTTATCTTAACTATTCTTGCA